ACATGGTCACAGAACAACCGTTACTGCTCTTTATTCTGTTGATAGCCACAACTGGAACATAGTTCCATCTAAACAAGCAACTCAGTATCTTTATGATAGTATTGCCTGGAATTTTTCAAAAAGATCCGCAAGGTGGGTAAAATTTATTTTTTATAAAACAAGTCATGATTCTGGGTTTTATGAATATATTTATTCTTTAAGATCTATAAGATTTTATAAAGACGCTTATTATGAAGACAATGGAAATCTTTTTTATAGTATTCCGATGTCTGTTTTAAAAACAGATGACACGTTATATTCTTTTGCAAAAGCCCAATTAGATGTTTGTGAAGTGTTACCCACAAATACAAATATAAAATATTCATTGGCGGCTTCAAAAGACAACTCTACTTGGACCTCCTGGTATTCTATAAACCCTTCTACTAGAGAAGACGTTAACTATCCTAAAATAGTAGCTTTTTCCGGGATTGACTGGAAAGATAATACTAGTAGTGATATTACAGAGTTAAATTCTTCTTATGAAAAGAATGTTTTAGTTTCAACTTTCGATGATTCTGACATTGAAACTTATCGACTACGGCCTTCTTGCGCAGTTGTAAATAGTAAAATTTCTATCTCTTCGGAAGAAGATTTAGAGCCAGTTGCCAATAGTGTAGTGGTCTGGAGAAATACTTTAGACAGAAGCACCTTCCCTGATACTACAACAGTAAGAGATGTTGTTAGAGGATGGTCTTTGAATGGCCAAACTTATGGTTGCTATTTTGAGATCTTAAATCCAAACGGACGTCTTATTGATTTTGGAGCGAGAGAATGTGTTCTTGATGGGAATAACGTAAGTGGGGTTGTTAATTTAGGGATGGGTGTTCATAAATTTCAAACCGCAGCAGAAAATTGGTTTGATATTTCTTCGTCTATAGAGTCAATCTCTGTTGGATCCGAAGAGATTTTAAAGTCCGTAGATCCTCTTTACCCCTATAACCATAAACTTTTAGTTGAGGGATTCCCTTATCTTCTTGGTTTTGAAGGAACTAAAGTTTATTTAGGGGCAGATCGAGTTGCAGAATCTTATATGAAGCGGGTCAGCTTGTTTGATCTAGAAAATAATATTTTTGATTATGATTCTTTTGCGATTAGGGACATTAGTAATGCAGAAAACAATCCTATTATTGGAATTGTTGTTCGTTATAACCAAGAGAATGTAGATTTTGTAAATGAACTCTTTCTTGTCAAGTGGCGTTCTGGAGGAGATAACGCTTCTTTATATAAGTATATAAAATTACAAGCAGAATTATTGACAGATGACAGTGAGACTTCTCCATCGTTTTCTTCTTATAGAATTAAGCTTGGAGTTTAATGTTACAATAATATTTGGAGGTAGAGAATGACGCAACATTTCAACTGGTCATGGGTAGACACGTTGTCTTCGACCCTAAAAGCGTCGGCCTCAGTTGATCAAAGCAGCGGTACCTTTTATTCTTTTCGAACTGCAGCAAGAGGATCTATTAGTTCTACAGAGCTGAATGCTTCTTTAGATTCAATGAAATCGAACCTAAACCATCAGTGGAGGTTGTGGCAAAATAATATTCGTCCTGTCTTAGATTCCCTCCCTGCAGGAGCAAGAGACACTAGGTGGAGAGTGGGGAAAGGACTTCCTCCTAAGATTGATGCCTTAACATATGGCCTCCAAGGAACTACGCTGTTTGTATTTAACGACGCAAACGCAATTCGGGCTAGTGGTCGGTATTGGGACACTGATACTGAACGCCCAATTACTATCGCAGAAGCCTTTGAAAACTTATGGTATGCTATTGATAATTTAGAAATAACTTCTACTTCTCCAACTCCTTCTTCGGTTGATTTGGATCCTTTATGGAACGCTATTGGATATCATTATCAAGATCCTTCATTAACTTCTTCTTCAGAATCTTTAGACTCTAGAGTTGGAGTTACAGAAGACTGGCTGGAGCAGTTAAAGAAAGATTTATATGGGAATCATGAAGGTTATCTCCCTTGGACATTTGGGGTTCCTTTATCTTATAGCGTAGCAATGAATATAGATTATCTCCTGAAAGCCCATGGAATTCCAGGAGGTTGGCAAGAAGATCCTAGTCTTCTTGGACATGACACTTTCGCTACTGCAGAACACACTCACCCTTATACAGATATTAGACCAATGCCATCAGTAACTTTGTCTCAAGGCAGAGTTGCTCCGTATAGTACTTTATATAACGACATTCTTCGTATCAGATGGGAAATTACAAGAACAAGAGGATCTTCTTCTTGGTATACTGATGCTACAGATCCAGTTACTTCGGCTGCAGGAGACCTAAATACACATATGAATTACGTGGGGTCTGGTTCTTCTTCTGTTTCTAACCCTCATGCCTTGAATTATTCTGATATCGGAGCCGATACTCTTCTAGAGAACTTAGCGCGTTTTGTAGGGATGACAGACTACACAAGTATAGTTGAAATGCCTACGTACTCTTCTACTAATTATGTCACCCAGGCAGGAGATTTAGAACAAGCTATAGGAGAGTTAGACGCAGCTATTAAAGACGCTATTACTGGGTTTGTTTCTAGAGTTGAATATGGACCTTATGACCGAAGTGGACTCTCTGATACTCAACGAGAGCAAACTCCAATTACTATTGTACACGGATATGGGCAAGAACCAGTTGTTAATATTATCGATTTGTCTCCAGACCAGCAAGCCTGGGGAATGTATAGCACTCCAACATCAGATGTTGTAATTGACTTCCCAGATCTTAATACAATTCGTATTTGGACAAATGCTGAAATAGTAAAAGCAATCTGTCTTTTTGGCGGCGTCGCTGGAGGTGGAGGAGAAGGGACGACCGATCATGGTAGCTTAGGTGGATTGCTGGATGACGACCATCTGCAATACTTGTTGGTCTCTGGGGCTAGAGCTATGGCTGGGAACCTTAACATGGCCAGCTATAAAGTTCATACTACTTCTGGAACTCTAAAATTTTCTGATAGTTATAACGGGTCTTCTTCTTGGTCTCAGACTTATATTAACTTAGCTGCTTCAGCTGCAGAGTGGACTTTGTTCGAAACTAACTTTGGAGGAGAAGTTAGTTTAATGAACGCTATTAACCAGGCTTACGCTGCAGGAGGAGGAACACCTTTACTTACAGATACCTACATCGGCGTAGGGAATTCTTCAAATCAATTAAGCGGATCAGCAAATTTAACTTACGATCCAGATGGAGATAAATGGCTTCGGATTGGTATCGGTACTCCGGGCCATCTTGTTTCCGGACCGCCGCCATTTGGGGACGTTGATTGTCTTTATGTTGTCGGGCCATCTGAATTCGATGGCGTTGTCAATCTCGATGCAGGTGCCAGAGTCTACGATGACCAAACAATCCGGTTTGGTGATGGGTCTGATGCTACTATTGGTTTCAACACGGACCAAACAAATGATATGCTTATACTCGGACTCGCAAGCCCGAGAGTGTTTGTGATTTGTGAAAAAGCAGACATAGCAACTGACTTTGGACATGCTGCTTCGACAGATCCAGCGTTAGTAATACAAAGCGCAGACGCAACAACAGTAGCACAGTATATTTCTCTTTCTCATAACCAGACACACGCACATTTGATTTCAGGAGTAGGGTCTTTCCAATTTGAAGACGCCTATTTAGATGGCTCTACTTATGATACTGCATTTGTATTAGCTGACGCGTCCGGTGAGTATGATACGTTCGAAACTAATTTTGGAGAAGTTAGTTTAATCAATGCCCTTAACCAAGCTTACGCTGCAGGAGGAGGAACACCTTCACTTACAGATACTTATATCGGCGTAGGAAACTCTTCAAATCAACTTTCTGGTTCTGCTAACCTAACCTACGATTCAGATGGCAACAGGTGGCTTCAGATTGGTACAGGGACGCCGAACAGGCTAAGTGGAAACGACTGTCTTTATGTAACCGGGCTCTCTGAATTTGATAGCCGAGTCGATTTTGAAGTCGGAACTTATTTTCGCGGCGGATTTTATGTATTAGATAATCGTCTTATAAGACTTGGAACTAGCGATGATTCTCAGTTAGTTTATGCGGCTAGCTCACAAACAAATCCAGCTGTTTTATGGGGATTGACCGCAGAATCCAACACGCTGATATTTTGCGAGACTGCAGATATGGCGACTAATTTCGACCATGCTGCCTATACCGATCCGACATTAGTAATACAGAGTGCAGACGCGACAGACATTACACAATATGGTAGACTCACGCATGATCAAACAGATTTTGTTATTGCTGCAGGTTCTGGGTCAGTTAGGATTTCAAATGCCGATGTAGGTGGAGGATCTTCTCCTCTTATTGTAGATAATGCTTCTGATTCTTTATATTCTATTTGGTTGGAAGCATATGACGGAGATGGATCTATTATCTGGTCTGACGAGCCTATTTATCTCGGAATGACAGAAGGTTACTATTCTCCTTACTTTATGGTTGATGGTATACAAGGAGAAACTTATTACGCTGCCGCAGAGATGGGACTCAATGATTCTGATGCCTACTTAAGAATATATAGATCTGGCGGAGCAGACTATGATGCGACTTTTTCCGGTATTGATCAGGTACTTTTTGACGTAAATACACTTTCTCTTAGTTCGAGTCCAAATAACGCAGCGATCAAAAACGCTAATTCTATTTCTTTCGGAGCAACCGTTCCTAATGCAACAGGAATTACTTCTGGAACTCTATCTATAGATTGGGAAGAAAGATGTATGCAGCGAGTTACTGTAGATGAAAACGTAACAACTGTAACTTTCTCTAATAACCCAAACGGTATTGGAAGAATTTCTATTTTGTTATCTTTTACTGGATCTTATTCTGTTACTGGTTTTACGGGCTGTACTTGGGCAGGTACTTCTCCTCCATTTAGCGGGACATCAGGAGAAGTCTATATACTTACTTTCGAATATCATGGTTCTTCTACTTATTACGGTATAATATCAGGACCTTTTAGTTAAAATGGGAACAACTTTTATAGCTTATAATTTTGACACGGCTAACGGAGCAACAGAGATTACTGTCGATAAGCCTACAGGGACGGTAGACAATGATCTAATGTTTACTCTTGTGGCAAGAGAAAATTCTACTGAAAATCCAACTCCTCCTTCCGGATGGACCAAACTTGCTTCTGCTGCCCCTTCGAGCCATAAATTTTGGTTTTATTATAAAGTTGCTTCTTCAGAAGGAAGTGACTACACTTGGACTTGGACAATTAATAGAGATATTGCAGTAATGATAGCTACTTATCGTGGTGGGTTTGATCCTTCTGATTCTATTGACTATGATCCTCCTGATAACGACACCTATGTAGTAAACGATACAACCATAAGGGCTAGTTCTATTGATGTTGCTGCAGACAATAGTGTTTTAATTTTTGCAGGAGGTTGTGACCATTCGTCAGCTGTTTCTTTTACACCTCCAACTTCTTTTATAGAAGATGCCGAAGACGGAGAAACTTCCGGCACTGCAGATTATCATATGACTATGACTCATTATAACGGTGCTAGTGCCGGAGCAACAGGAAATATAGATGGAACTTTATCTGTTTCCTCAATTACTAAACAAGCCTTTCTTGTTTCATTAAATCCTCTTCCTAATATAGGAGGGTTATTTTTTGGGGCTGGAAGTTAATTAATATGAAGGTGATGTTTCTTGAGTAAAAAAGTAAAGAAAACAAAACCCGAAGAAATAATCCCAGAGCATGTCTTAAATGGAGAAATTACTTCGGTTAGGGTTTATTTTGACGATAATGGAGAACATTATATTAAAATCATAACGACAGGAGAAATTGAAAGACAAGATTTATTATGGGACGACATGACAAATCAAGAAAAAAAGTTATGTACCGATGCTTGGGATCTTGCTCTTGATCACCTAGATGTAGAAGAATCGATGGGAAGTTTTATTCCGAAAACTAGGAGTAATTATGTCAAAATCAAAAATAGATAGAGCTAATACTTCAAAAATCAACCATGGAACTTCTCTTCCTAGTTCTTATACTAGAGGAAATATCTATGGAAGAGATGGGGCTGCTACTGTTTATTTTAGAGATGCCTCTACTGGTGTTTGGAATGCTATTTCTGGCGGCGGTGGTGGCGGTGGCGGAGTGGGAATATTTGAAGAAGGTACTGGATCTGCTTCAGCTCAACGAATAGGCCAAAGCTTAGATGCTCTTGGAGATTCTTCTTTCTTAATGGGGTCTTCTTTAACTTGTACTACTTCTGCTGATTATAGTTTTTTATTTGGTGCTAACAGTTCATTATCTTCTCCTTATTCTGCTGTATTTGGATATACTCATTCAGTAGCAGGTTATTCAAGTTATTCTGCTGTATTTGGATATACAAATACTATAGGCTCTTTTTCTTCTGGTAATGTTGTTGGTGGCAAAAGTAATACTATAGGAGGAACTGCAACTGCCAACAGTGTTTTTGGCGCAGAAAATAATATTTCTAATAGCAGTTCCTATTCTTCAGTAGCTGGAAGAAGCAATAGTATTGGAACAGATTGTGATTATCTATTAGTTGCAGGCTATAGTCACAATATTTCTTCCTCAACAAGTTATGCAATTACAGTAGGAAGAGATAATTCATTAGGATATTCTTCTACTGGATGTTCTTACTCATCAGTTTTTGGTAGAAACAACCTATTATCAGACGCTGTTTATAGCACTGCTTTTGGTTATCTAAATGGTCTTTCTAACTGTAATTATTCATTTATATCAGGACAAAGTAATGCTCTTCAAGGAGATCACAATACGATTTTTGGTCAAACAGTTACTCTTTCTAAATACGGAAGTGTATATTCTACCTATAACTTTCTGGCGGGTCATAGTATTGCTGCGTTAGGAAGAATAACTTCTTGTGCGTGTTTTGGTACTAGTTATACGATTACCGGTATAAGTACTGGAACTTTTATTGCTGGAGACTCTCACTCTAATTTATCTGCTGTAAATAGATGTGCAATTTTTGGTGGAGAAAATGCTGTTAATGGAGGAGGACATGTTGTTGGTGGCCAGAATAATACCTGTAGTTTTTCTAACTACGATGCTGTTTTTGGAAGATTAAATATAGTTTCTAACTCCAGTTATTCTATGGTTACTGGTCAATCAAATTCTGTTGCTAATTCTGACTACACTGTTGTTTTTGGAGAATCAAACACACAGTCAAATGGCGGATATAGCATAATGACAGGAGCTTCTAATACTTTTTCTGATCTACTTTATTCTATGGTCATTGGTTATAGTATTTCTGGTACATCAGAAACCAAATATAATATTATTTCTGGATACAACCATACTCTCTCTGCATTACAATATAGTTTGGTCGCTGGAAATGAACATACTGTCTCTGGTTCCTATAATTGTATTGTCGGGACAGAGCAAGATATTACTGGTAACTACAATATAGTTAGTGGACTCTCTCAAGAAATAAGTGGTTCTTATGGTGCTGTTTTCGGAACTGGACATGAAATAACAGGAACTGGACATATCATTAGCGGGAATAGCCATATAGTTGCAAATAGTAGTGATTATTCTGCTGTATTTGGAGAAGATCATATTGACAATGGACCCGGATATAATCTTCTTGCTGGATACCAAAACCTTGTTAGTACTGGTTCTTATAACGCCTTAGTAGGAAAGAGTCATATAGTAAGCGGATCAGACATTCAATATTGTTTTGCGGCGGGATATAATCATACTCTTACAAATGACGGGGGTGTTGCTTTTGGATATAGGAATGTTGTCCAGGCAGATTATGCTCTCGCAATAGGAAGACGTTCTAGTGCAATTTGGCCTGGAACAATCTTTTCTTCTGGAGATGATATTGACGGAGCAGGATCTTCTCAAATCATGTATGGATGTCCTCTTGTTGGTCAAACAGTTGGAGATGTAGATTGTGTAATGATGTTTGATCTGGGAGACAGTAGTTCTCCTCTCTATTGCCCTGATGGCCAAACCCAAATGTATAAAGTGGTTCTATTTTGTGCGGATTCCGGAACTTCTGGACTAAAGGCTTTTGAGTTTACTATTTTTGTATGGAGAAATGATCCTGTTATAGGAATGGGGTTAGCATCTGGTGGAGGAGAATCTGGTATTACTCAAATCTACACAAATGGTTCTGGGATTTCTGTTATTCCATCGGTCTCCTCAAACTCAACTGATAAAACAGTAGAGATTAATGTTAACGGAGAGGCTGGGAAAACAATTAATTATATAGCTCATGTTTGGGCTGGTGGAACAATTCCTACTGCATTTACTGCTGCTGGTAGTTAAATGTTTCTTTCTAATCTTCCTGTCTTTTATATTAATTTAAAAAGATCTTTAGAGCGTCGTAATTATATAGAAAAAGTATTTAAGAATAACGCCTTAAATAGAATAGAGGCTATAGATGGACTTCAGTTTTCTACTGGCGAGGTAGATAGTTATAACAGATACAAATGGAATCCTGTTATACTTAAAAAACTCATTCAAAAGAAAATACTAAATAACCCCCATAATAGATATTATAATCTTATGCCAACAGAATTAGGATGTAATCTTTCCCACTTAAAAGCAATAAAAACATTTCTTTTAACTAAAGAAGAATATGCAATTATAATAGAAGATGACGTAGAGCCGGTAGGGGATCTTTTCTCTATTCAAATACCAGATGATGCTGATTTCTTTTATCTTGTTGGACCAGAACACCCTGGAAACAGAATTCAACTATACTCGGATAATCAAGTTAAGTGGGCTAGGACTTTAATGGGCTATATTCTTTCACGTAAAGCCGGAGAATCGATTCTAAAGGCCCTTAAGACCCATTACTATCAGACAGACTGGCAAATACCCTTCAGGCTATTTCAGAGCTTCTCAGGTATCTTAAAATCAAAGTTGCCTCCTGAGTGGGAAGAACTAGAAAGATTTAAGGCTTATGGTCCTGATAAAAGTTTAATTATTCATTCTGAATATGCTAAAATTAGTACATTCACGGCGTCTGGTGATAAATGCTGGATTCCAGAAGGAGATAGAATCTAATGAGTATAGAACAAATTAGAATTTTTCCTAATGCTAACAAAATGACCGTTATCTACAAAACCCAAGATCAAGGAACTAAAATTCTTGTAATTAATGGGAAAGATTACGAGGATGTTAAAAAAGCTATTTCTGGTAAAGGCAGATTAATGCCTTTTGTTAAGAATTTAATTAAGGAGGATTAGTTTACAGTGGTTAAGTTTATAGGATTTCGTCCTAAAAGACGATTAAAAAAGATACCTAAAGTAAAATACAGAGATAATAGAATCAGCAAGGAAGAGCAAGAACAACCAGCAAAAGTTGTTGTTATTCAAGAAGACGAAGAGGAAGAAGATGCAGTTCGAGTAGTCTCGCCCATTTATGCCCCATCTATTGATGCTCTTGAAAAAGAAGAAACGGCTGAAGAAGAAGAAGAAACAAAAGAACCTGAAACTAAAGAAAAAGTTATTATTAAAGAAGAAAAGCCAAAGAAAAGAAAATATACGCGGCGGAAAAAGAAAACAAAAGCTACTGAAGTTTCTGAGCCAAAGCCTTCAATTCTGCCACTTGAGTTGTCAGAGTTGTAATTAAATCTTCAATTTTACTATTCTCTTTATTTGCTAATGTTAGAAGTCTGTTTAGCATATTTTTGCTAGCAGCCCCTGCCAAAAGATTTGCAAGGTTTTCTACTTGATCTTCAATATTTGAAAGTTTTAGTTCTTCTTGATACGTTAATGACATATTAATTCCTCATTCTGAATTATACTACAAATTCTTGTGATGTCTTTATTAGAAAGATCTAATCCACACGGTAGGTTAAGAATTCTTTTTGAAAAAAGTAATGTATTCCTCATGTTACTAGCTTTTTCAAAGTTTCGAAAAGGTTTCTGTAAATGATTAGGATACCATAATGGCCTTGTTTGAATATTTTTCTTTTTTAAAGTATTGAAAAGTTGATCTCTATTGTTTTTGCAATCATAACCAACCAACCAACAATTACTTCCTTCTAGATGTATAATCTTTTTCCCAAGAAACGATTTATATTTTTCTGTAATCTTTTGTTTCTTTTTGATAATTTTTGATAGTCTTTTAATTTGACTATAACCTAATGCAGCTTGCAAATTTGTTAATCCAAGGTTATAACCAACTTCATTGTGAATATAATTTATTGGATCGTCTTTCGATTGAGTAATCCAATAACGGATTTTCTCTCCTAGTTCTATATTATTTGTAACAATAGCTCCTCCATTACCAGAAGTAATTATTTTATTAAAGCTAAAAGAAAAAACACCAATATCACCTATGCCTCCACAAGGTGTTCCGTTATAAAAAGACCCTAGTGCTTCACACGAGTCTTCTATAATAAATAATTTATATTGTTTTGCAATTTCTTTTATTTTTGTCATTTCACAAGGATTCCCAAAAATGTGAACTGGAATAATTGCTTTTATCTTATGTGTGTTTTTTGTTTTTAAATAATTATTAACTTTTTCTGGATCTATGTTTAAATCTTTTCCACAATCGACAAAGATCGGTTCTGCCCCAGCATGTAGAATTGAATTGATAGTGGCAACAAAAGTAATAGAAGGAACAAGCACTTTGTCTCCAGGGCCTATCCCAAGTGACTTAAGCGCCATAAATAAAGCAGAAGTACCATTTGCTAAAAGAGTTGCTTTTTTCGTTTTGGTAACTTTTTGTAGTTCTTTCTCTAGTTTTTCTACATAGGGACCTGTAGTATTTAGCCATCCAGACTCAATAGCTTTTAGTACTTGTTTTTTGTCTGTATCTGTAATTTGAGGACTAATAAGACTTACCATGATATCCTATATCTTTCAGATAAAACTCTCATTGAATTATTATAATGTTCTGACAATGTTTTTTTAATAATTTTAGGCAGAGCAGGTTTGTTTGTTGATCTTAAATGAGAAGGGGTTATTTCGAAATCTTTTACGTTTAAAAAATTAAACACTTTAGATATTTTTTCTTGAGGATTGCTAAATAAATCTTCAGCTTTAAGAATAAAAATATTTTTTTCAGGGAAAAAATTAGCAAGAAAATCAATAGAGAGAAAATAATGGCCTCGTAATAAAAGATGAGAGTCTTCTCCTAAAAATGAAGAGGAAGAAGAAAAGAGATAATCAAAAAGATTATTATTATACTTTTGTTTGAACTTTTTATCAATACTGCATAAATGATAAAAGTGAGAAATTAATCTATCAATAGGGTTTCTAATGCTGACTATTATTTTTATTTCAGGAAAATGGTTTTTGATCCGTCTAATAGAAGAACGGTTAAACAAATAAGTAGGAGAAGCTTCTCCTGTAATCTCTCCAATCTTACAAAATGGAAAACAATCTCTATACCAGTTAATTCCATTTTCATAATACTTGTCAAAGAATCTTAATTCTTTTTTCCCTAGAAGTTGGTTGTCGTTTGTTTTTGTTTTTTCTCCATTCCCCAAGGACTTAAGAATCTTAGGATGCTGTGTAAGCATATCGTAAAGAGAAGTTGTTCCACACTTACATTCTCCTACAATTATAAAAGATGGGTTATTCATTTAAAAGTATCTCCAGTTTGTTTTTTAATAAAGGGGTTGTAATTGTAGTTGGAAGATGCCAACCATATCCAAGGTTTTTATATTCTTTTTTTATTTGATTAGTACTTGGTTCAAGTAATTCTTCATTCATAGTAATAAACTTATAATTCTTTTTTATTGCTTTATCAAGAAGAATTACTTGAAAAGACAAAACCAAAAGAGTTCTTTCTTGTAAACTTGCCGTTATTGAAGCTCTCAGCTTTCTTGCTGTTTCGATAAATTTAACTTTTTTAAAAGATCTTCTTTTATAGTTGTTGTAATCTTTAACTAAAGGAATAATTGGAGAAGAGAGAATTATTTTTTTGTCATTAAAGTTTTTTGCTAGTTTTAAGATTCCGCTAACTGCATAGTTTATCTCTTCTTCCAAAGAAGTTTTGAATTTTTCTTTTCTTTTCCAAATTGTATAGGCACAATCAACTTCTCCAAAGTTTAAGAGAATAATATCAGGTTCTTCGCTAACTTTCTGAATAAATAGATCTTGGTTTCGTTGTTTATTTAGTCCTTGTGCTGTTTTTCCTGGGATTCCAACAACTTTACAGATTTTAAATTTGTCAGAAGATATTTTTTTCCAGTTGTTTGTATAGGAATCTCCTAGGCAAATAACATTAACCATTGTATTTATTTTTTAGAATATCAATTGCTTGTTCAAAACATTCTTCTGAAGAATAATCTGTTGCGTTAATAGCGTGACAGTCGGAATGCCATCGTTTAGTAAACATCTTATTTTTTGGCATATTTATAGTAGTTTGTCTTCTCATAAAAGAAATTGAAGGAATTTTTCCTTCCCAAGAAGCGCACAAAAAAGCAGACCAACAACCTAAAAAACATTCAGAATCTAAGACTAATTGAGTTGCAAGCCTAGTGCTTGTTTTATTTACTAAATTAAAAAGTCCCTTTTTTTGATAATTAAATATTTCAGTTTTGTTTATAGCTGGAACGGAAGCCATTCTATTATTTCTCAAATAAGAACTTCCAACAACTACAACATTATATTTTGTTTTTGTTATGATTTGATCTATGAGTTTTTTATAGTCTTCAGTAGGAACTACAGCTCTCCAGGGTTCTCCCGCAAACGGATGAATAAAAACATAAGGATTGTTTTTTATTTTTTTATGTAGTTGTTTTTCTTCTTTCGAAAGATAAACTTTGTTCTTGTCTCTTTTATTTATATTTGCCTTTAATTTGTCTTTTTCTTCTTCTTCTATAAACTGCCATCTATTGCGTATTGAAATTGTTCTATAGTCAGGTGTTTTGTTTTTCCATTTAATATAATGAGAAGTTAAAAAAGGAACATATTTAAAAAACTCTATCGCATTGTCATTGTGAGAAGAAAGAAGAAGATGTACTTTGTTATTCAAAGAAAGCTTTTTGAATAAACAAGCCCATCCTCCAATCTGCAACCATTCTCGAAGAATATCTCCAAGATCATATTGTAAGTTATGGTTAAACGGAATTGCTATTGACTTCATCTAAAAATTATAACATTTTTTAGATGTCACAAAGAAAAAACTTCATCAATAGCCTTTGTGATTTCTACTCTTCTTTTATTAAGAGAGACAACCTGTTCTCCTAATTTTCCAACTTCTTCTAGGTTTTCTTTTTCATAATTGTCTTTTAATTCATTTATTTTTTCTTCAAGATGCCAAATTTTCAAATGTATTACAACAAGCTTGTCGATCATTTCACCAATACTATAGTTCAACATTAAAACACCTTTGTTTCATTAGTTCCAGAATTAAAGAATTTATCTATTTCAAATCTGACCAATGAACGTTTATTGTTATATTCCCTTATCTTTAAGAAGATTTTTCCTTTGTCTTCTAAAGAAAGCCCCAATCTTGAAAAATTGTCTGTTGTTTTTATTTTGGTAGCTTCATGCCAAATTATAATATTTAAGCTTATTATTCCTTCTATTTTTTTTGAAATTTTCATTTGTGTTCTAGAACAAAACAAATATTACCTCTATGGCCTTCTGTTTCTCGACGAGATACTTCTTTCCATCGATCAAGATGAATTGGTTTTGTAAGAATATAAAACTTTTCATCAACAAGATTATACCCTTTATACAAATCTTGAATCATATTGTAATTATATTTAAGAAGAAAATTTAGTTCTGTTGTTTGTTTTACAACAGAATAAGGAAGAGTACAGATCATTCTTCCAGTTTTTTTTACAAAAGACATGCAGTGACGAAACGTTTTTAATTGTTCTTTTATAGGAGAATAACTCTTTTCTTGTTTATAAGAACCTAAACCAATATGTTCTAAAACTGATACTAAAAGGACATTAGTAAACGTTCCTAGTTCTTTAGAAGTTTTTTTTCGAATGTCTTCTTTAATACAGGTTGCCAGGGGATTGTTTTTACCATTATTGAAATTTGCTCCTATTGGATCTATTAAGGTAAAAGGATATCCTCTACGAACAAAAAACCATTTAAATAAACTTAAGTTTGCTCCTATTTCTAAAGAGTTGCCTTCTTTGATGTTGTTTACAACAAAAGGGATCTCAAAACATCTAGGTCCTTGAAGATAAGATTCGCTATAATATTGCCAATAGTTATTCATGAAGTCTTTCTATATCATAATGAACCATTTTTTGAACAATATCTTTAAATTTTGTTGTTGATTCCCACCCAAGAATATTTTTTGCTTTAGAGGCGTCTCCCAATAAAGTTTCTACCTCTGTTAATCTAAAATATTTTGGATCTACTTCTACTCTTATAATGCCATCTCTATCATAACCTTTTCTTTCTATTCCTTTTCCTTTAAATTTCAACGGTATGCCTGCAGCCTCAAAAGCAGCTTTGCAAAATTCTTCAACTGAATGGTTTTCTCCAGAAGCAATAACAAAATCATCAGGATCTTTATGAGTTATTATTTTTATAATTGCATCACAATATTCAGGAGCATAACCCCAGTCTCGTTTAGCAGAAAGATTACCAAGAAGAACTTTTTCCTGTTTCCCTTTTGAAATATTAGCAACTGCAGTTGTTATCTTTTTGGTAACAAAGTTTTCTCCTCTTCGGGGAGATTCTGTATTGAACATAATAATATTAGAAGCAAATAAGCCATATGCTTCGCGATAGTTTTTCGTAATCCAATATCCAAATACTTTAGCTGCGGCATACGGACTTCTAGGATTAAAGGGAGTTGTCTCTTTTTGAGGAACTTCTTGTACTTTTCCAAACATCTCACTTGTTGAAGCTTGAAGAAATTTTGAAGACGGACAAATCTCTCTTATTGCGTCTAACAAACGAAGAACTCCTATTGCATCCACTTGAGCACTATATTCAGGAACATCAAAAGAAATTTTGACATGAGATTGGGCAGCTAAATTAACAACATAAGAAGGGTTGGTTTTTTCTATTAGCCTAGAAATATTCGAACCATCTGTTAGGTCTCCATAGTGTAAGAAAAGAATCTTATTGTAAATGTTTTTGTTCGAGGTTAAATGATCAATGCGATCTCTTGTATAGAGACTAGTTCTTCTAACAAGGCCATGTACCTCATATCCTTTTGCTAAGAATTTTTCTGCTAGATACGATCCGACTTGACCAGTAATTCCAGTAATTAAAACTCTTTCCATTTTTCTCCTAATAATTTATTAATATTTGTTTTGTTATTTGGCTTAAGTCTATCTCTTTAATATTTTTGTGAAAAAGATCTCCATTTATAGATACTATATTAACCTCTTTGTTGGCCCATCTTCCTCCTTCAGCTTGTTTATTCTTTCTGAAGATTCTAGCCCAGTTTTTAGGAACAATAATAGTACTAGGTTTATTATAAATCCAAGAAGCACAAGAATAAGCAGACCAGCAACCAACAAAACTGTGTTGTTTAGAAGCTAGAACTGCTCCTACTCTTGCATTTGTTTTATTTACTAGATTAATAAGTCCTTCTCTTTCATACAAAAACGACTCGCGCATTTGGTAAGAAGAATTTTTGTTTTTTCGGGTATAAGTTCCTCCTAACACAACTATATTTAACTTTGTTTTTGTTATTAAGGAATCAATAATAGGAATAAAGTCATTAGCCTCTAAACACATTCTTTGTCTTTCTCCAGCAAAAGGATGTATTAATATAAAAGGCCCTTTAGAAATAATTTTGTTTATTTGCTCATTATCTTTATCTGATAAATAAACTTTGTTCTTTCTTTTTTCTAAGTTTTTTAATGTTTTTACTTTTGTATATTTTTTTTTATGTCTTCTCCATAAGGAATTTCCATCTAAAACCCAACCATATTCTTTAACTTTATAAATATGTGGATTGTATTTAAGAAGTTCTTCTACTTGAGGATTATGAGTAGAAGAAAAAACTTTTACTTTAGAATCGGGATATTTCTCTTTTAGTGCTTCAAGTCTATCCCATCCATTATGTCCATCAAGATAATACCAAAAAACATCCCCAAGTCCTCCTCCTAAAGTCAACATAAAAGTTTTATTTTCTGCCATGATTTGTTTTCTTTATAAAATTTGTAAAATCATTTGTTTGATTTTTTCTGGTTTAATTATTTCTAAACATCTAGAATATTGAGACAAACTCCTTTTATATTGACACTTTATTGAGCTATTTCTCCAACAAGGAATACATTCTAATCCTGCTTTTACAACAGTAACAGATTTATATCCTTTACATCTAGCTCTATAATCAATAGGGCCAAATAGGGTAATTACAGGCATCTCGTAAGAAGCAGCAATATGAAGAGGTCCTGTATCTACAGTGAAAAGTAAATCTGAATATTTCATAACAGCCATTGCCTGTCTAAAAGATAAATCTTTAAGGTTTTGGGTTCCTTTTATATAGTCTCCCCTAACAAGAATATTATATTTATCTTTTAAACCGCCTACTAGAGTTTTATAATATGTTTCTGGCCAGTTTCTATAAAGTTCAGCACTGCTTAAGACAATAAAAAGAGTTTTTTTATCAGTATTGATGTTTTCTTTTTTCCATTTTTCTGCCCAAAACAATTCTTCTTCTTTAGGATAGTATCTTGGTTTCAGGTCTGTAATTAAATTTCTAACTCCAAGAGCTTCCGCGAAAACCTCAACCCGACTTTTCTCGACAGATTTACTTAGACTTACTCTTGTGCTTTCATAATGCGCACAAGGAGAAGATATATCAAATATAAGAGAATATCTTCTGTAATTAATAGAATCTTCTGTTGTAAAAACTTTTTCAACATTAGGGTCTGTTTCTACAATTCCTTTTATAAAAGGTTGAACCTGTAAGTGAATTTGATGATTAGGATATTTTCTTTTAACAGCCTCTATTCCATTTGAGGCCATTATAATATCACCAATTCCAGAAGTTTTTCTTCTTATAAGAATAATCTTATCTGATCTGAAGTCGGAACGATTTTGTTTTTGAATTATTTGTGTGTTTAAAGGTTCTAGTAATTTTTTATAAATAGCCTCTTCTACTTGTTCTGCTGTAATTGTAGTTAAACAAGACAAATGAGCTTCTTTACTTGACGATCTAATACATCTTGGAGAATACCAACAGGGAAAATGCGGACATCTTTGTTTTGCTAGAACAACAGAAGCATTGGAATAATGATTTACTCTACTTTGAGGAGGGATAGGCCCAAAAATAGTAACTATCTTTTTTTCAAGCGCTCCCGCCAAATGAAGAATACTACTATCTGGAGCAACTACTACATCGCATTGATCTAAAATTGCAGCAGTATCAGCAATACTTCGATCAAAAAAACCAAAGACTCTTTCAGGAAGATTAGTCCATTTACTAACAGTTCCTGTCCAGTCTAACAACAAAACTCTATTTTTAGGATTGTTTGAGAGTAACGTATATAGTTCTTTAACTTTTTCAAATGGCCAAGTTCGTCTAGCGTCATTACTTCTAGTCTGAATTGCGATAAGATTGAGATCTGCCCTTTCTTCTCCTAAAAGATATTTTTCTTTAATTTCTTTTGAAGCAGAAAGTTTTTCTTCTTTTGTTATTACGTAAAGAGGCACAGGGTCTTCTTCTACCGAAAGCCCAACCGCTTCCGCAAATAAATCAATTCTATTAGGGGGGATATCTCCAATCTTTTCTTTTATCAGGCCAGTAGTCGTAACATCAACAGAATAATCATATTCTTGAGGAATCGCTTCTTTAGATGCGATTAGCTGATCTACTACTGGACAGTGTTGAATTATTTCAGCAAGAGAACCTTGTGCGTAAATGAGATCTGTGGCATATGTCAAAATACATTTTGGGAGTATTTTCTTGATTTTCTTTAATAACGGAGTTGTCATTAAGACATCTCCAATCCCACCAAGTCTTCGGTTAATTAAGATAGAGGGTGTTTCTTTTTTAAGAAGTTTGTCTAGTTGAAGAGGATTTGTGACAGGTTTTTTCCTTTTAGAAGAAATATTTATTACCCGGGCAGGAACTGGAGAAAATATTCCATGTCGATTTCTAATAGATTTCATTTATTATTATTTTTTCATATACTCTAATTCTATAACAGGTTCAAAATACTCGTCAGTGTCTCGTTCTTCCTTAGATCCGACTCCCCAAGCATGAGTTTGAATAAATGGAGTCCCTATTCCACTGGAAGTAAAAGTAATTACAAGATCTGTTATATTTACTCTAGAGTCTGAAAAGAGATCTGCAAGTCTTTCTGCAATAACAGGAAGTTCTGTTGCTCGATTTATATTAAGCTGGTTAACTTTTCCTCCAGTAACTGGTTTCTGAGTGGGATAAGCACCAAGAGAAATTCGGACCATAAAGAGAGTTGGTCTAGACTTAAGAAGCATCAGAAAAAACTTTTGCAGATCTTCTTCTTCCATCTCTCGAATCTTTGTCATTCCTGGAAAAGTGATTTTATCAGGATCGTCAAATAAAATTACCTCATGGGCTCTTTTCTGATGCCTCTCATTTATTGCCTCAACAATATCAAGCTGGTTTACTGCTTGTTCTGCTTCTTTCAGATGACTTGGGTTTCGGTAGAAAATACCATTTTTCATAATATCTTCTGGTTTGTATCCATTAGGAATTCGCATAAATACCTCCTATTTGTTTTAGTTTTTTACTTAAACTTTCTCTACTTATATTAGTTTCCTCTGCTAGTTTTTCTTGTGTAATGTCTTGGTCACAAGATAAAATTAAGTATATCAGATATTTGTCTGATTTAGAAAAGTTTTTTAACCATTTTGTCTCAAATAATATTTTTTCTGACCAGTAATATTCTTCTTCTAAATTGTAATCTCCTTCTTTCTTAATAAAAATATCTTCTATAGAATATTTTTTGTCTAAGACTCGTTTATAATTATTAAATTCCCACTCAGTCATTTTTGATAGATAAGGAATTATACTACTTCTTTCTGAGTTGTATTTTCTTAACAATCTATTACAGAAAAGATAGATCTCGCTGTTAGCTTCTTCAGGTTCTAGCCTATAAGTGTGTATGAAAGAATTTTTTATCCAACTAAGATTTGGTTTTAAAAGCCGCCAAAAAAGATTTAGTTTCTTGTTAAAAGGATATTCTTTTTTTCTAAGAATAGGTTCTAGTTCTCTTAAGACCTCTGCTTTTTTTGATGGAATTAACATTTATTCCCAATTCTTAATAAGTCCTTTAAATTGTTGAGTCAAACTATCGTACAATAAATATTTATATCCAAGTTTTTGACAAAAGGCAATGTCTTTTTTCTTATATTTGTTATAAAGGACTACTGTTGTTTCTTTAAATTCTTTTGGATAGTGTTTCTTTAATCGACGAAGTTTCTTTCGGGCTTGGCCGTCCATATATCCTTTTATCTCATAATATCCTGCTGGAAATAGTTTGTTTTTCCCTATTATCTCAAAGTCCATTATATAGACAAAAGGAGTACTCTTATATCCATAGTCGTAAAAATTAAAAACTCTCTCTTCGTATTTCCATTTAGCTTTGACAAAATTCAGTATTCTTGCAAAGTTTGCTTCTGTCGCAGACCTAAAAGAATAAGAAGGATGAATGTCTTTTCTAATTCCTTTCTTCATCTTAGTATAAGATTCTGTCAAGGTCATGGTTTTTCTTTTTTTAGGAACTCCTTTATGACAATTCACGCAAACAATAGGAATATTCATAGAATAAATTGCTGAAATATAGCAAATTATTTTCCTACACTGACTACACCTAATTGGAATTTGTTTTTGTTTTGTCATTAATACTGTGTAGTTGGCTTTTGTTCTGTATCTTGCGAGTTACCCATTTGTATTTCCTTTTTGGTTTTGGCTTTGCAAGACAAACTTTATTTTCCTTTATCTCTTTATCTATCTTTTCTTTTAATAAATCTCTAGTTAAATCTTCATCATATCTTATTCTAATTAAAGAGATATTATTTTCTAGACAATATTTTGACTTTTGACTATCTCTTTCCTTTGCTTTTTCAAAAGATTTCTTATCTTTATGGAAGAAATTAGAAAACTTAAAATGTTGTATTCCATCAAACTCAAAAGCAAGTTGGAGAGCTGGGATAAAAAAGTCTAATCTTAAATTATTTGGAATTATATATTCAGATTCTATCTTGTAATTAGGGAATAGATCTTTTAATAATTTAAGTATTTTGTCATTTCCAACAGAAGAAGTCCTTTTAATCTTTGCTGGAATTTTCTCTTGCTTGATTAGTTCTTTTATCTGAGCTGGAATCTTGTTGAAATAAGCAGCTACTTCAAAAAGAGTAACGTTGTTTGAGAAGATATAGTCTTTAACTAATTCTTTTTGAGTATCAGTCCAAGTACAGTTAAGTAATCCTTCTCTTTCGAGAGCGGCCATGATAGACGTTCTCTTGCGATTTAACTGCTTTGTTATACTCCCTATACTAGTACCATAGAAAGCAAGCCTACGAAGCTTCTGAAGGTCCTCAGAAGACCACCAAGAATCCTTCTTGAGAGCTAGACTTGATGCTTTTGTTTCAATTGCTTTTACAGATCTATTAAGAATTTTTTCTATGTTTTTATTTGAAAGATCCGGATAAAGTTCTTTTAGTTTTTTTACTTCAGCTTTTGACCACCAATATAGTTCTGGATCTACCTTATGTTGTTTAAGAATATAGAATATAGAGCCAATTGAATAGCCTGTTTGCTTACTTAACTTGGAAGTTGATACCTTTCCATAGTTCTTTAGGATATATTCTTCTTGAGAGTTCATTTTGTAGATTTAATAGAAGGATATGGATTTTTAAAAATTGGAATCTGCATAGTCAATAGCCCTTGCTCTTCACAAAATTGGTTTAGTTCGTTAAAGATTTGGTCGTCTTCAATTGTTTGGTCAGTTCCAGAAGTAATATCATGATAATGAATACTTTGAGTAAGCTGATCAACAATAACCATATATCGTCTAACTCCTAAAGATATGGTTGCTTTATGCTCAAACCTATAATAGTCTGTAATATTAAGGTTTTTATCCGGATATTCTAAAGGAAACCGTCTGCTGTCAATTATTCTAAAGTTTGACAATAGTTACACCTCCAGCAATTATAAAAATTCATATAAGAAACTTTTTTGCTAATTCCAGACTCAATAAAGTCTAAAGTCTTTTTAAGTTGTTGAAAATCTTCTCTTCTATATGAAATTGTTTTCGACAACAGCTTCTGTTTTTTGCTATCAATTACTATGTATATTAATTTTATAATTTTATGACTATTATAAAAAGAATATATTTTAGAAAGAAGATTTAAATTAAGAGCAAGTTCTTTAGAAGTTTTCGTCTCTTTTCCGAATTCGATAATTATTAAATTCTTTTCTTTTATATTTAAGTCTATCTTTAAAAGACTTATATGGTTTGAAACAATACTTCTTCCAATCTGTATTTCTTTTTCAATGTCAACACCAGCAGTAGGATGAAATAGATCTGTAACTTCATATTTGCAATAGTCTGTAAATATTTTGGCGGCGTGAACAGAAAGATCTTGAGCTTCTTTTATAGGTATTCTGTTTTTTATTACTGTTGGCCACCAAGTATTGTCCCATTGTCTTATTAGTTTTCTATTTGTAACTTCACTATCTTTTAGTAGACAAGCTAGTTCTGTTTTCTTTATTGTTTGAATAATGGTTTTTTCAAATGAAGAAAAATCCTTTTCTAATGGAATCTTCTTTATGTTGCTCGCCCATAAATATGGGCAAAAACTAAAAATTTCAAAATCCTTTGAGGTTAATCTCATTCTATAAAATTATCTAGTATCTCAAATTCATTAAAAAGATCGTCTTCTTCTTCTTCGTAGTCTTTGTTCCGAAATCTATCTAACGTATAATTTGCAGAACAATGTGGACATTGATCATGATATTTTGGAGTTGTTTCTCCACATTCAATACAATAATAAATATATTTACCCATCTTTATTAAGCTTCTCCTCTAATAGATCTGCAATTTTTTCTAAGTTGTGATTAAATTCATCTAAGAAAGATGTATAATTTAAAGTAATTAAAATAAATTTAAATCCTTCTAAAAATGGTTTCCACATGTTAACTCCGAAGCAGTTGTTTTCTCTCCTCTAGCTCCTTAAGAGCTACTTCTTTATTAACATAAACCATACGCGCTGGTCCAGCATAAAGATTCAAAAATTCTGCTCCGGTATAACCAGAAATCTTATTTTTGCCAAAACGGACTCCAATTCTTGGTTGAATAATTCCTTCTTGGTCGATATGAATTACTTCTGCTCTTTCTTCTCCTTTTAAATGAAGCTCGTTATATAAATGAATAATAACGTCCGCGTCATATTCTAGACTTCTACTAGAAGCAATTGCCGCATTACTTGGCGCTTCTCCAGGCTGTAGCTTTCTGTATTCTACAGTAGCCAAAATTGTCATTTGATTAGCAACTGCACTCCTCTTAAGATGATTGCTCATCTTTTTGACTCTTTCTGTCTCGTTGAGGGCTTCTAGATCAGGAAGTTTATGAAAGTTATCTATACATAGAAGAATATGTTTATCTGGAAATTGATTTCTATAGTACTTTGCTATATTTTCAATATAAGCAAAAGAACTTCCATCTGAAGTATCTTTTATTACAAGCTTATTCTCTTGCGCTAGTTTTAAAAGCTTTCTATATCCTTCATCTCTTAGTTTGGTAATTCCTGGTTTTTGTCTTTCCCAATATACTGGAGCAGAAACATCATTCTGATGCAGGAACAGTTCTTTAGTTCCATGACAAACCCATTTATAGACAATTCTGTTCTTTGCATCATCTATAGAATGATAGATACAGATTGCATTGTTCTTTGGGTTGTTTGCAACTTCATATAAGATTTGCGCAGCTAAAGTACTTTTCCCACTTTGAGAAGATCCACCTAAGTAAACTAATGCATTTTCTCTCCAATTTCCATTCAAACGAAGACCTAATTCTCCTAAAGTAGCAGGATTAAGAAGGAATCCTTCAAAGCTTCCATCTTTTGCATCATCTACTTCTTTCTGAGACATGATAGAGGCAAAGGTAGATTTTATTTCTTCTTTCCCTTGTGTTGTTTTGTTAATATCTGAGATTGCTTGTTGACAAGCAGCTAGACTTAGCTCTGCATCCTCTGGGTTTCGTCTAACTTCTTGAACAAAAGATTCAATTGCATTTGTCTTAAGAGTGTGGATTTCTTTTTCTTTTTCATTTCTTTGTCGTTTAACTTCGGCCATAATATTGCCAAAGTCATAGCCAGTCATTTTTGCAACTTGTTTGGATAGTTCTTCTTGTCTAATATAGTTTGATTCAGACACAATAATCGGAATCATAGTATCTGCAATTTCTCTACATTTCTCTTCGTCTGGTTCGTCTTCGTTTTCGTCTATGAACTTCTTCATTCGCCATTCAAAGGCAGTCCATTTCTTAAGACGAATAAAAGCATCTATCCCATTTTGTCTTACAAATTCATCTGGATCTTTTGGGTCTTCTGGTAATTGACAAATTTGAACTCTGAAATCTTTTTCTTTTGCGAATTTTTCATCTAGGATTTTTTCTGTAGCAATTCTACCTGGCCCATCTCCATCAAGCATAAGGACTATTTTAAAACAGCCATATCTTTTCAATAAGTGAAGATGATGATCAGTGAATGCTGTTCCCATAATACCACAGCAATTCATTAATCCATGTTGTCTTAAGGTAATTACATTGGCTTGGCCTTCAAAAATATATAACGGACTAGGGGCTTCTTTTGCGATTTCAAAACCATAGAGACGCTCTCCTTTTCTAAAAATCGCGCATTCTAGTCCTGTTTGTCTTGTGTTTATGTATTTTCCAGAGCCATCTTCTCTATCAAGTCTTTTTGCAGAGAATCCAACGGGTCTCCCTTCTGCATCATAGACAGTAAAAATTAGATTATTGTTTTCAAATAAAGTAGGATTAGATAGATCTATACCATCAAGGAATCTAGCTTCAAATCCTGCAGATTTCAGTTGTCTGCGGAATTCATTATAGTTAACCGTGCCAATTCCCCACTTAGCAACATTTTCTTTATTCCAGTTTCTACGTTCTATTTCTTTATCAATAAGAGAATAATCACCAAAGGATCTATCTGAAACTAGCTTAGCTGCTAATCTATAAGCTTCATAAGTTTTGTATTCATAAATCTCTTCTTGAGTAAGGTCTGCCAGCTCTGCTTGTATGCCATATTTCTTTGCAAAATATAAAACATTTTCCTCAACCCAAGCTCTTCCTTTCTCTGGCTTATTTTCTAATATCGAAGCAGCCTTAAACAGATCACAAACAGTTCCACATCCAAAGCAAAAAGCTGCTTCCGGATGTTGCTTTACTGTCATTGAGAAATTATTATCTTCGTGTTTTGGATTAAGACACTTAAAATTTTTAGTCGTATTTATACCGCGTTCTTCTAGATATTGAGGCAAGAAAGGTTTTAGTTGTTTGCATAGAGATTCTAAATTGACAATTCTCTGTTTCAATGAATTTCCTTTTTAATAATTTTCGCAAATGAGTTTACTTGCTTCTAAAAGATTTTTAACAATATGATCTGGATTTACTTTATTCCAGTCTACTTCTTTTCCATATCCTGTTTTAACTGCAATAGTAATGATAGGTTCGTTTGTGCAAGCCGCAAGAATATCAGAAGGCCTATCTCCTATCATAAATTGGTTGTTAGATCGTCTTTTGTATTTGATATCTTTTTGTGCTTTATAAAGCATTCCCGGATTTGGTTTTCTATAAAACGATCTAGAGAAAAGATCAGGACAATAATATACTTTATCTATTCTTGCTCCTTCTTTCTTTACTAAAGATATCATTTTTTTGTTTATCTTGAGAAAATCTTCTTTTGTAAGAAAGCCGTAGCCTATTCCAGCTTGGTTAGTAATAACAACAACTGCAAAGTTTTTCTCGTTAAATCTTTTAATTGCTTCTGTTGCTCCTTCTGTAAATTCGAAATCTTTTGGATCATGAAGATAGTTTACTTCTTTGTTAATAACACCGTCTCGATCAAGAAAAACAATTCCGTCATAAATATGAGATTCTGAACATTCTACTAAAAGTTCTTTGTTAATAACATCTTCGATAATATTAGAGGTATGAATATCACAATTTATTTTATCTAAAATTTTAATTTCTCCAGAAAAATTTTTGACTTCTGAATGTTGTTCTAGTTGTTTTTTTGTATAGTCAGGCCCTTTGAAAAAGAAATCTGGTTGAAGCTGTTTAAGGTTCTCATGATTATCTGTTTCTGTAAATAGAAAACAATAATCAACATACTCTAGAGCAGCAATACAAGAAATTCTTTGAGATTCCGGGATAATAGGTCGGTTTGAATTTTTATATGATTGAATTGAGGAATCTGAGTTAACTCCAATTATTAACATATCACAGTTTTCTTTTGCTTCTTGAAGCCGCACAATATGGCCTAAATGTAATAGATCAAAAGCACCGGAGGTAAAACCAATTCTAATATTGCTGTTTACTTTTTTGGTTGCTTCTTTTACAAGAATTGCTTCTTCTCTTGTTATTATTTTACTCATAGTTGGAAATATACTCTTTCACTTTGCTAAAATTATCAACAGAAATAACTCTATTTTCTTGTCTATATTTTAGATTCCAAGGTTGTTCAGTCATAATCCCAGTTTGTGTAGTTAGTTTACTAATCACTTTTGGATCGTCATCAACCATATAATCTACATTAATAAGAGTTTTATTAGAAGAACTATCTACATAAATAATGTCGTAGTTGATGTCTTTAAGATGATGTTTTAGCCATCTTGTTTTTTCTGAAGTACAATTATAAAAATTTATTGCTCTAGAAATGATAATAATTTTATTTTTTTTGTTCAATTGTTTTAGTGTTTCAACTACCTCTGGAAAAATATCTAGATAAGTAAAAAATTCTGGTTGAATAAGATTTTCTAATAGGTTTTTTTCTTCTTTTGAAATAGGAAATTTCTTATTAAGCACAGTTTTAAGGTTGTATTCTGTAATATCTGTTCTTTTAATATTATTACCTGGGCTTCCATATTTATTATTTGCAGCTCTTACAAAACCACCAATAAAGTCAGCAATGGTTCCATCCATATCGATACCAATTGTATGCATTTTACTTTCCTTCTTATTTTTGGAGAGAGAATTCGTCTTTCTTGCATTGTCCTCTATAATGACAATAGCTACAATGCCAGTCACCAATCGGGGTTCCTTTCTTTACCCAAGCATCATATGATTTTTTCTTTATATATCCAATTGAATTAAGATATTCAACTTGATCATTTGGAATTTCGTTATAGTAGTCTTTTGGTGGAAGTTCTTCTTTTTTTAGATAACCAACTAACTCTTGAAATCTTTTCTCGATATCACTGTATTTAAAAGGATAATAAATCTTCTTGTCTGAGAAATAGTTCCAATATGGACCAGGAACTTGTTGATACCAGCATTGTCCGTTGTCATCAATTCCTATCTCAAACTCAACCCTATGTCCGTCTCCACGCTCTATATAGTAAATTCGTGCTCTTGGAATTTCAGTTCTATATTCATTATGATATGTAATGGCTTGTAAATAATGTTCGATTTTTGGCGCTCCTGGAATAGGAGGTTTTTTTGCTCCACAGATTTGTCTACCAGCATAATGTCCATAAAAAGATTTAATCTCTTCTATAATTAACTCTTCAGTAACTGGATCTTTAATAACAATATCTAGTTCTCCAGAAACAATAAATTTAGGAGCAAAGAATTTTACAGCATTTGCGACATAGATCCCCATCTCTTTAACTCGTTCAATAACAGACAGCTCTGCTTTTTTACCAAGCTCTGCCTTCATCTTTAAGTTTGGCTCGAAACTTCTTTCTGATTTATATCCTTTTACTCTATAGTAGGCGGCTCTAAGACAAGTTCCCTCGGTAATCTCTTTCATGTCTTCTGTTAGATATTTAACCGAAGCTTCTGAAGGATAAAGTCCTGGCCTAAGCTTTGCAAAAGATCGCTTGTTTGCCATAAAATTATTTTCTGATTCAACTAGTGAAAAATTATTCATTAACTTTGTCCTTTACTTCAATCTTGTCTGCTTCCTTTTTAAGACTTTCTGCATATCCATTAAGATATTCTGCTAGTTTATGGCCGTATCTTCGCATGATTTTTTCTGCTTGGTCTGCATTCCTACATGGACAGTCAAAAACTATTTCTCCTACAAAAGGAATAAACATAGTACTTACAGTAGAGTCCCGGTCAAAGTATTTATTCGGATCTTTTTTCCTTTTTGTTTCAAGTTCTTCGAACTCGCCTTCCTCGTAGTTCGGAATATCATCAGGATGGCTAACATAATGTACTCGACCACATGCACATTCTCGCACCAAGCCCCCACCTCTTGAACCAAAAACTTTCTCGAAAAGTGCTGAAATCATTTATTCTTCTCCTTTTTGTTTATCTATCTATTTGACAGTTTTACTGTCATATTGAGCCATCTTCTTCTCCTTGCTCTTCTATCCATCTGCCATTTTTATCTTTAACTTCTATTTTGATGTTTCTCATTTCTTTTTCAACTTTCTTTTTTATATTTTCTATAAGTCCCATTTGTTTAGCAGCTTCTATTTTTACCCAAGTTTGAAATTCTTTACTCTCTGCCATTCTTTTGAAGGCCAGCTTTTTGTTTTGCCATTGAGATCTTTCATCTTGAGCTTGTCCAACGGCATTTGAAGGATGATGAATAATTCTTACAGCAGTGTCTCTTTTGTTTCTATTTTGCCCGCCTTTACCAGAACCTCTATAAGTTTGGACTTCACAATCATGGATTGTTACTGAAAGAAGTTTCTCTCTATTCTTCTTCATCATCTTTGTATTCATAAGTGCCATGTTCATTAAGAACATAATCGTTTTTGCATTCTGGCCTAAGCTTAAAAGCTATTTCATAAGCTTCTTTTGAGTATCCTGTAAATCTTTCAAGCTCTAGTTCTCCGGCTTTTGCTTTGCCAACCCCACAGTTAGAACCAATATCCTCATCAGAATATTCATATTCTAGAGTTATATCTGGACAAAGTTTACTCATCTCTTGAATAATACCTGGAACTCCAGACCAAGCAGTTTCAAAAGTAAATATATTCCAACTTTCTTTTTTACATGAATAAGAATTCCATTTCGTTCCCCAGTTTGAAATATTCCAATCATACCAGTTAGGTCGTCCTGATTCTTCACATTCTTTCCTTTCTTTTTCTCCTAAGTCTCCTTTAAAGATATTCTCTGGAGGAGGAATTACCTTTTCAAAATCCGGGAAATGAGTCCAGGCTTGATTAATTTGAAAGACATACTCTTCTGGAAGACCAACTACTGGATCTTTTCCTCTTCTAGAGAAAGTTCCGGTTTTTTCATCAAACCAGCCATAACAAAGAGAATCAGATTTATGATTACAGATTATTCCTCCTCCATAAATAGCTCTTGCTAACTCTGCGGGATAATAAGTACTAAATTTATCAAGAACTTCTTCTACTTGTTCTGACGTCCCTAGAATTGTTATTCGGTTTTTAATATGATTTGGCATAATTATTCTTCTTTCTTATTAAAACGTTCACTTGCTAAAACAACAGAACTATTGTTTTCTTCTTCAATTATTTCTTCTTTCTTTTCTACTTTTTCATTTTCGATAACTTTTCCTTTTGCTTCTTCTACTTTCGTTTCTAGCTGTTCTTTAATGTGAGCAATATATTTTTCTGTGTTCTCTCGGACTTTAGAGGATTTTTCTATAACCTCGTCTTTTGTAATGATGTTTTTCTCTATTAAGATTTCAAACAGTACATTAACAAGACCTTCAAATTCTTTATTAACAATGGCATTATTAATACTATGCTCTTCTTGTCTGGCTACTCCTACAGACAAATAAGAAATTTTCTGTAGAAGACCGGTAAGCATCGTCATCATCTGTTGAGAATTTGATCCTTGGTTCACAATGTGTTTAATCATATCTTGTTCGTTCATAATATCTCCTTTATATTATTTTGCTGTGTTAACAACTAACGCTTTTCGGGTTTCTTTATCAAGGGAAGAAAACCTGCTTCTTCCAATTCCGCCGCAATCATTACATCTAAAAGATTTATATTTACCTGCAGGAGTAATATAACTTCCTCTCCAGTTAAGAGAAGTAGAACCACAATGTCCGCATACAGGTTCTTTGGACTCTAGATAAACTCCAATATTAGGAACAGAAGTAAACCATGGAAGCATTTCAAGAAAGACTTCTTCTAATAATGTAACATCATAGTTATTATATTCGAGCATTCTCTTTAATGCTTTTCGATTTCCTTGATCACACTGTCTCCATAACTCAAAATCAGTATGTAGCTTTTCTTTTCTGGAGATGATCTGAGTTATCCAGTTTAGTTTATGAGATGTAAACCCAAAGGTTTTTCTACTCTGTTCTAAAGTATCTATAACCGCAAATGGAGTTGTTGGCTTCATCTTGTTACAAAAGAACCTGGCCTTTAGTTTTTTGACATCAAAATGAGTTCCATTATGAGCTACACAAATATCACATTCTTCTAATAGATCCCAGATTCCTTTAAGGATTCTTTTGTCAGATCTTTGTGGCGCTTCATATGGGGTTAAGATATCTGAATACATTTTTGAATCAAACAACCATTTAGCAGACCAAGATAAAGCACACCAGTCCTTAATTATCATTTCTATAGGAATGTTTTGTTTGAATAAACCCCATACATAAGACTGAATAGGCAATGTTTCTATGTCAAAAATAAGTATTTTTGGAAATGATTTAGAGTTTTTTATTGATTTATTTTCTGTTCTTTTTAAGAACTTACGGATTGCTTCTTTGCTTTTATTAGAGCCAATGAGCTTAAGCTCTTTTCTTATCTGTTTATAAGAATATCTTTGCCATTTTAGTTTTTTGGCAAGATTGCTTTCTTGTTCAGTCCAGTTCATTATTGTCCTTTCAGTTAAGTAAACTTTTAGAGTTGGTTTCAATTATCTCTTTGTATTTATTGGCCTGCACCCACTGAGATTCACTAGTGGTCTCAGATGGGATAAACTCAACAATACAGTCAGAAAGATGAACTTTAATAGGAGATAGCTCTTTCTTTACAAAAGATGGGTTAATAAGATTATTTATAATAAGTTTAACGATTGGAGGACTATCGTCTTGTTGTATCAGTCCAACTCTGGCATCAGCAATAAAGATTCGGTCTTCTTTTGCTTTCTCTTTAACTTTTTCCCAGGTCTTTGGAAAAATAGTTGCATCTAACTTACCAGTTTGATCTTCTACAAGGAGAGTTGCATAGTTTTGTTTCTTTTTGGAGCACTTTGTTTTTAAAGAAGAAACAATTATTGGAAGATGAATCTTTTCTTTATCTTTAACCTCTCCTGCTTGTAGATCTTTAATCTGGTATTTATAATTCGACAACACCTTAGAATAATCATCTAATGGATGTCCTGTCAAATAGAATCCAAGTGTTTTGCGTTCTAAACGAAGCCTTTCTTTTCTAGACATCTCTTCTGGTTCTGGCAAAACAAGATCTACTGGTTTGTTTTCTTCTTTCATTTTTGGTAATCTTCTTGGTGGTTTATCTCCTCTCTCAACTGCTTCTTTAATTTCTTTATTTCTTACTTCTCGTTTCTTTATTCCTTCTTCCCATTTTAGTTTTCGTTTTTGTATTGCAATAAGTTCTTCAATGTTTTCAACAATTTGATGGCGGCCAAGAGAAGAAATTCCTTCTAACGCGCCACATTCTGCCAATGCTTCAATATTGTTTTTTGGTATTTTGTTAATAACTAAATCTGCCAAGGAAGTAAACCCTTCACTTGGTCGTTTCTCTACCAAAGAACTACAAGCTTTTTCTCCTAATCCCTTTATTCCTGACAAGCCAAAAACAATGGTTCCATTATCAATAGTAAACTTACTATAAGATCTATTTACGTCTGGAGGAACTAACGGAATCTCTTTAGTTCTAATTGCATAAATATATTTAATAATATCATCTTGATTTTCACAGTTGTTTAAAATAGCTGTATAAAATTCTACAGGATAGTGGGCCTTTAACCATCCAGTCCAGTATGACAAGAATGAATAGGCACATGCATGTCCAAGACAAAATCCATATGCTGCAAACCCCTCAATCTCTTCAAATAATTTATTAGCTAAACTTTTATCAGTTCCATTTTTAATACATCCAGAAATGAATTTTTCTTTTTCTGCTTTCATTTTTTCTGGAATCTTTTTGCCAACTATGCGGCGCATATTATCGGCTTCTGTATCAGAATAACCTGCAACAGCAATACAGATTCTAGAAATTTGTTCTTGAAAAACAATAAGTCCATAAGTATCTTTTAGTATCTCTTCTAGTTCTGGAATATCTAATTTATATTTTTCTCCTTGTCTTCTTTTTATATAGGTTTCTGCAACACCACTAGACAAAGGTCCTGGACGATAGATGGCCGTACATGCAGAGAGATCTTCTATCTTGTTTGGTTTAACTTGCATGCATAATTCTTTAAATCCAGCTGAGGTCTCAAACTGGAAAATTCCATCTAGGTCACCATTATGAAAAAGCTTATAGGTTTTAGGATCTCCGTCTTCTAAAGACAATAAGTTAATCTCTTTACCAGTTGTTTCTTTAATAAAGTTTCTGGTATCAGAAATAATTGACAAAGTTTTTAGTCCCAAGAAGTCAAACTTAACAAGACCAATGTCTTCAATATCCTTCATATCAAACTGGGAAGCAGTTTCTCCATTTCGACCGGCAAATAAAGGAATAATTTCATTAACGGGGTCATCTGAAATAACAACTCCTGCTGCATGAATCCCCATTTGCATTTTAAGACCTTCTGATTTGCGTGCTAAATCAACTACTTCAGGATATTTTGTGTTTAGAAGATCTTTACTTTTTTCTAGTATTTCATTAAACTTTTGTGTTTTTCCTGCAATATCTCCAGGAATTAAACTTGCTAAATAATCTTGCACTGAAGGAGAATAGCCTAGCACCCTTGCAAAAGCTCTTAAAGATCCTCTTGGTTTAAATTCTGCATATGTGCCAATTTGAGCAACTTTATCAGATCCATATTTTGACATAATATATTTAAGTAATTCATTTCTTCTGTTTCGATCAGCGTCATAGTCAATATCTGGAAGAGAGACTCTAGATTTATTTAGAAACCGAGAGAAAGGAAGTTTATATTTAATTGGATCTACGTGTGTAATTCTCAAAGAATAACAAACTAAACTAGCAGAACTAGATCCTCTGCCAGGAGAAGGAGTAAAATTGTTTTGTTCACACCAGTTAGCAAAATCTTGTACTATAAGAAAATAATTTGAGAACCCCATTTCTTTAATCACTTCAAGCTCATAGTCTAATCGATTTTGGTATTCTTTTGTTATATTATTAGGAAAACGTTTACATAATCCGGCTTGGGCCAAACTCTTAAGTTCTCCTTCTGCTGATTTATTAGTTGATATTTTATATACTGGCCAAATAGTTCTAGAATGATCCCATTCTACGTTACATTTTGATGCAATTTCATTTGTTATATCAAGAGCAGGATAATATTTAGGATCAAACATTTCTTCCATTTCGCCGCGACTCTTGAACCAATTTTGATTTGAATCAAATATAAGATCTCCTGATGTTATTTTACATACATGATTATGTAATACATGATCTTCTTTATTTTGATAATGGGCGTCTTGAGTAATAACTAAAGGAATATTTATTTCTTCAGAAACAAGTTCTAAGCAATTATTTAATCCAAGCTGCCAGCTTAAATTATGATTTTGTATTTCTATATAAAAATTATCTTTAAATATTTCTTTAAGAACTTTTGCATGTTTGAGAGCCTGGCTATATTTATCCTCTAAAATATTAACAGCAATATGACCACTGCCGCATCCAGAAAGCACTACAAGCCCTTCTGAGTGCTCTTTAAGCAGTTCTATATCACAGCGTGGCTTCCCATAATAGAGACCATCTTGCCAGCTTCTGGAGGTTAGTCGAAATATGTTTTTCAAGCCTTCTTTGTTTTTGGCAAAAACAGTTAAATGATAAGAAGTTTTAGAATAGTTTTCTAGTCTTTCTTTTGTAAATCTACTTTCTGGGGCAACATATAATTCAATTCCATAGATAGGTTTTATATCTGCTTTTTTGCATTCTTTCTGTAACTTAAGTAAACCTCCTGCTCTACCATGATCGGTAACAGCAACAGCGGACATTTCAAGACTTTTAGCCTTTGTTACAATCTGTTTTACAGTTTGAATTCCGTCTTGTGGTGAATAATCTGAGCTAACCTAATGAGTGTGGAGATGAATAAAATTCTTCCCCACACTCGTAATTCCTTTCTGATTAGTATTCATTTTTACTAAATCTATCCTCTTTCTATATCAAACAATAAGTTTCTTTTAATACATCTTTTTGTTTTTTCTTTTATTCTTTTCTTTATTTCAGCTTCTATACTTTTCGGAGAACTGCCATAAAGATTTTCAACCATAAATTCCTTATGAATTATTTTAGTTAATTCATCCCAAAGGCTATCTTCTATATTAATTAGTATTTGCATCTTTATTATAACGAAAGGTGTGGCTGTCTACGATTATAGGATTATAGCTATTAGATCTTCTAATGATAGATTGAAGAATCTTCAGTTCAGAACGATAGCAAATCTTTAGAAAAGGAAAAATTCTTTCTGTTTTCAAATTAACCCCACCTTTATATAAAGTTTTGTTGTACGCCTCGTAAAGACTCCAGCCTAGAGGTATTTCTCCGGGTTTCACTATACCTGGATTAGTGAAATAGATTCTGTAGTTTCCAACGCCTCTAAAGTATTCTTGTCTTGCTGGTTTCATTTTGTCTTTCAAGAAGTCTTTACGAGAAGCTTTACATTCAATTAGAATAGAACAGTTACTTTTCCATCCAATTACATCTGGTATCTCTCTAGATAGAGTGTCTGTCGTAAGTTCTTTAGCAATTATTTTACAACCAATAGTTTTTTGAAGCCAAATAGCAGCTTTATCTACTAATTCTTTGTGTGTAAATTTCATTTCAGGCTGAAGTTTGATCTGTTATAAAGTTAACGTTTCCATTTCCCTCAAGATAACAAAAGGAAGTTCCTTTTTGGTCTTTCTCTATTTTATATTCAACTGTTCCATGAAAATCTTTAATAATGGTTGCTAGTCTAGAAGAAGATAATTCTTCTACTTTTGGATTGAAACTTAAGACTTCTTTTAGTAAGAAAACTCCTACAAGACCGGCGTCGGCACAAAAATACCCTAAGACTGAGTTGTTTTCTTTATTAAGTGTAGTACAACCCCAATCTCCATATATTGTTCCTTCCCAAATATAGTTAGTAAAGCCAAAGTTTTCTAATCCTTCTCCTGTATAAATATTTAACTCGTTTGAATCCCATAGGGTTCTTCCTTCTTTAAATACATCTCCTTTGTCAATATAACAAGGATCTGTAATAATAATATCTCCATCAAATCTCTTAATAATTGGATTTGAAATGACAAGTATAGAATTTTGATTTCTTTTAATAAGATTCTTTCCTATTAGTTGACTAACAGAAGATCTAAATTCTTCTTCTGTATAAAAATGAAAAGTTATAAGATCTTTTTTTAGTTTTTCTTCGTTTGTTTCTATATTTCGTTTCACAATATCAAATATTTCTGTTTCTGTATAAGTTAACATTTTTGTCTCCTATCTTAGGCTAAGTTTTATAACTATTAAAAGTACTAAACAAACTAAAAGATCAGAAATAGACCCATAGTAAACTAGTGCACCAATTCCTCCACCAAGTACAATAAGCCAAAATATTTTTATTATAAGATCTACTAAATATGGCATTATTCTTTCCCTATTCAGAACTCTTATTTGTTTTTACTAAATTTTTAAATTGTCTTTTTCTCTTAGTTAGTTCTCTCATTAACTTAGCTCTGTATACTTTACTGGTTCTTTGTGCAATGGTAATTCCATTTAGATGATCTATCTCATGTTGTATTATGCGGGCTTCAAGATCTTGAAATATTTCAATTTGTTCTTTAAAATCTTTGTCTATGTAGTTGACAAGAACTTCAGTTGCTCTCTTGATTTCTATTTCTGCTCCCAAGAAACTTAAACAACCTTCTCTTCTTAAATCAGAACCAGAAGAATTAACAATTCTAGGATTAATCATAATTTGTTTATAAATTCCAGAATCTATATAAATAATAGGTAATTTATATCCTATCTGTGGCGCGGCAATCCCGTTTGCATTATATTCTTTTACTATAGATTTCATCTCATTTATTACAAATGTGACAAACTCTTTAAAAGGTGGATCTTTCTCTATCTCTTCTAGATCTATAGGAACTTGTTCTGACAACAAAAGTTTATTCGGATAAATAATTAATCTACTCATTTGACTTCTCCATAGCACAAGGGGTTATCTCAAAACATTTCTGATACCATTCACAAGGTGGTCTCATATAAGAAGCTAATATTTGGTCATATTCGTCTGTTGATTTAGCAAGTTGATCTTTAAATTGTTTAAAGACTTCTCTTGTTTCTTTTGCTGCTTTATTACAGAGTCTTGCTTTTGCAATGTTTAAGATTGCGTTTACATTTAGATCCAGAACCATATTTATAAGTTTACCTTGTTTCTCTTCGGCGCGGGGGATAAGATTATTATTCCTATCATCTCTTTGTGAAAAGATATAAGGCTGAGAACCGATATGATGTCTAGAATAATGAGTTGCGACCCAAGAGGGAACATCATAAATAAAGAGTCTGTATTCAACAGCTCTTATTGGAGAATGAGGAACTCCTCCTGCAGTGTTCAATAGAGAACTCCATAGCCTGGTAGAAATTGGCTTTAGAGAAGTTATCTGTCCTCCAGAGGTTGCTTTAATTGTTCCAGAAATATATTTTGGCCCACATTTTCTAATATAGTTAACCTTCATTATTGGTCTCTTTAGATTTTTTTGTTTTCTTTTTGAACATAATCCCAACAGAAACCTTTAACCTTAAATTTGCAGTTCTTACATTCTATAAATATATCAAAAGACTTATCATATCTACCTTTTTGTTCTTTTGTTTTCCCGCAATTTGGACACTTGATTCTCATATATACCTCCTAGAGATCTATTACAATAGGTTTGTTCTTAGGTTTATATTTTCTTGTACAAATAGATGCATTTACAAAAGTAGTTTTATTTATAACCTTAATACCATAAGCTTCATGAATATGACCAAAGACATGTAGTTTTAGATTTTTTAGATCTTGTAGTCTTTCTTCAAGTGTTTTAGATCCGGCTCTATCAAGATCTTCTGTTCTGTCTAAAATATAAAATGGAGGTCCATGAGTAACTAAAATGTCTGTGTTATTTGGGATGAAGTCCCATAGCTTTCTAAGTTGAATTTCGTCATCTCCCATAAAGGCCCAGTTATAAAAGTTAGGAGTATATGGAGAGCCATAAATTTTTAAACCTTCTATTTCGAGAGAGCAGTTTTCTAAGTAAAAAGTATTTTGATCTGTGATTATATTTCTTGCCCAGTCTAAATTATAAAAACACCAATCATGATTTCCAGCAATAATAATTTTATATTTATGAGGCTGTTTGTTAAGAAATCTTTTAAACCTTACTAAATCAGGAAGTTGTCCAATGTTAGTACAGTCCCCTGCATGGATTAAGATATCTCCTTCAGGGATAGAATGCTCCATTTCATCATGAAGAGCATGAGTGTCTGATATACAAACTATACGCATAATTTTCCTTTATAAATACTTATAGATTACTACAACTTCTTTTTTATTTAAGGTTGTTTGGCCTTTCCATTCGATAATCTCTTTTATGTATCTATCTAATTCTTTAATGTTTTGAAAGTAATTTTTTTTTAAATACAAACAAAAGATATATGGTTTTTTTATTAAAGTATATGCTCCATATCTTAATAGGAGATTCTGTGCAAGTTTAGTCCTTGCTTCACGTAGATTATTTGCCGAGTCAGAAAGAAATTCTGTTTTAAAATCAAGTACATTATTTTTATTCCTAGAAACAAAAACAATATCACTGTTTTTTCCATATCTTATTCTTACTAAAGTTCTTATTGTTTTTTCTTTAATCTTGTCTATTGCATCAGAAAGATAATTATTCATTCTTAAACCTCATTATTTGTTTCAACAGTTAGATTAAAGCCTGCTTGACATGCAGCGCTGACAGAATAGTTTCCGTGACCATGAAATACATTAATGCCCATTTCTTCAGCTAGATCGTTTTCGAATACTGATATAGCTGCGTTAAGTTCATCGACATTTCCCTCGGGAATACCAGAATAGTAACCCCAAACATCTCCTTGGAAATCGCTTTGGTCACGAAGATAGCTATACCAATTTTCAGCGATCTCTATTATATCACTCCAGTTCTCGGTTTCTTCTGTAGCATTTCCATCTGAAATTATATATATGGTCATTCTCTTACTCTTTTCTTGTTTGTTAGAGAAAGCTCCAAGGGTTTTTGTTATATGGATTATATATCTCACCTCTATGGTCTTTTTGATCTTCTTCTTATGTTTCTATAGAAGCTTCTTCTACTAATCTTAAAAGACAAAGAGGCCAGTTAACATAAGGACTATTTTGTTTTAAATATTCTTTAGAAAAAGAATCGAGTTTTATTTGTGCAGTATTAGGTAAAAGATTATATATTTGGCCATATCCTCGTAAATGATCAGAAGAATCTATAAGTGCAACTATATCTCCAATTTCAAATTTTCTTGTTTCCATTTTTATTTAATCCCAACGTCTTTCGCAAGCTAAGTCAAATGGGTCTGGAGATTCAGGATAGTTAGCAGGATATAATTTTACATCATTAGGATTGACCATTTCGCATTCTTCTTTAGTACCAAACCAATATCCGATCATTGGATTCTCACCATATCCGCTACCGTTATCATCGTCTGTATAAACTTCAGCTCTCCAGCCACCCTCACCACATATTACCTGTTTTATCTTTGTCATGTTGTTTGTTTCTCCTTTTAAATCCTTTCAAGTATAATTCTAGACCAGTTTTCTAGGTTGGGTTCTTTTAAAAGTTCTTCTTTGGTTTTCCATGAAATATTTTTCAATTCTTTAGCTCGCGGGAGTGGAAGAAAGTCAATCTCTATTTGTAAAACAACCCCAAAATGAACTCTTCCTACACTGTCTGATGGATCATATAATAGCCCTATTGTTTCTCCTCTATAATGAAACTCTTGCTTTAATATAACTTCTTCATCGATTTCGCGCTTTGCGCAGTTAAATATGACATATCTACTATCTTTGTCTTTAAAGTCTATTGGATTTATATGTCCACCAATACCGATAGAAGTCTTGTTATGAAGTCGAGTTTCTCTACTTGTTTTAGAGCGCTGATAAGAAAGTATTTTATCTTCATTTACAAAGACAACATATGGAATTATCTGAAGATAATCTTCATTCTTTTCTGCTTTTTCTCTATCCATAAAGAAAGAGGTAGGTAGAACATTATCAAAAAAGTTCAAGATAGAATTATTATCTTTATAACAAAACTTAAAGGTTAAATTTTCTAAAAGTTTTTTCTGAAAGACTAAAACTTGCTCCATTAACGAATCCTCCTAATAATAAAAACAAATACTAAAATTATAACAGTTGTAAATAATAACCATTTGAGTAATAGTCCAACAAAAATTCCTATAAACAAACTAACTATAAATAATAATAGAAATAATTTGAATTTTTCTTTATACATTTTTCTCTAAATCTTTTTTAAATTGTTGAATATAACCCCAAACTTTTTGTTTCTTTTCTATTTGTTTCTCTGACCACTTTGATAAATGTAAAATACTAGCTGGGTGTGTCATTACAAATATAGGGATTTGCTTATAAATATAATTAACCCATTTTCCTTCATAATCTCTCATTTTTAATTTAGGGTTTCTTGATAATTGACAAAGAGCAGTTCTTCCACAAGCAATTATTACTTTTGGATCTATAATCTCTATAAATTCATCTAAATATTGACGACATTTCTTTAAAGATTCTTCTGGGGGAGATAGATTTTGTCTTCCTGATTCTCTTGGAGCGACTGGTCTACATAAAATAGAATTTGTCAGAATCATATCTTTGTTGGTGTCTATATCTATGGCAGCCATAATCTTGTCGAGAAGCTGCCCAGCAGGTTCTACAAACGGCTTCTGTTGCTCTTGCTCTACCTTTCCTAATCCTTCGCCGACCAGCAACAGAGAAGATTCTGGATTGCCTCTGTAAAGAACAGGAGGTCCTCCATCTTTATGGAGAGAACAATTTTTACATTCTTTTACATATTTTTCTAGATCTTTAATTTTTTCTAATTTAGTTTTCATGATATTTACTTACCATGTATGGCATTAAAATATAAGAGGTAAAATGATCTAGGGTAACATATTCGTGCCAGCCTCCATGTTTATGATAGTCAAGGTTTTCTTGAAGAAAAATCTTTTTCCCTTTTATTTGATATACATATATCTGTTTTGAAAAGTTATCCATTTTACTGTCCTTTCTTAATACCAATTCCAAGAGTCATTGTATATACTATATATCTCACCTTTATGGAGGGTTTCTCCTCCATTAGAGGCTCTGAAGATTTCTTTTGAAGAAATTATTGGCTCTTTATAAGAAACAAAAGTACACTTAAGATTTTCTATTTTTAAGACTTTTACGTTTACAAGTTTAAAATAAATATTTGGTTTTTCTAAGCTAATAATATCTACGTTTATATTAGAAGGAAGCAACTCTGTTTCTTTTATTTCTTTACATAATGTAAAACTACCTTCTATCTTAGGAGGTATCATTAAAGCAGAATAGGAATTTTGCGTAGTTGATTGTTTATATTCTAAATAATTTATAGAAGAAATTCCTGTAATATTTGATACTCTATAAGTAATAGACATAGAGATTTTATTATTGTCTGGGTTGTCAAAATATCTCATTTTATATTCTCTTATATTTTTATTTTTTCTATTCCTATTTTCGCGGTTTTAAGAATTTGATTAGCTTCTGTATTTCGATAGTCTTCTAGATAATATATTTTCTGAACACCGCCAAGCTGAATTAAACGTTTAGCGCACATCTTACATGGAGATACTGTTATAAAGACAAGCTTTGGTGTAGATATAGGTTCAGAGCATGAAATAATAGCATTCTCTTCAGCATGTAAACATCCACAATTACCAACTTCTGAACTATCACAAGAATTGGGAAGAGAAACAGCATTTCCATTATATCCAATTGACAATACACGTCTAAAGTCACTTGAAGTAATTACACAACCAACTTGTTTTCTAGAACAAGTAGAACGTTTAGCAATAGTTATAGCTAATTGTATATAAATTTCTTGAAAAGATGGCCTATTATTAGAGCTTGACATTAGAGTTTACTCGATCAGAGACTTTGTTAAACTTACTTATAATAGCCTCTGGTAGAGAAATGTTTAATTTGTCAGCAAGGAGATCTAGATAAGTTACTGTATCGGCAATTTCATCTGCTATTTCTTTAGTAGAAATATTTTCTCCTCTTCGAAGCTTTTTGATCTTATTACATAATTCGCCCATTGCCACACGAGCCCAGTTTGTGAGACTCCAGTCTTCAGCTATTTTGTAAGATTTCTGTCTTTCTTTATTCTTTTTTCTTAGTACGTTAAAACTCAAGTCTATTACTTCTAGTCCTTTTGAGAGACTTTCTCTGAATTCTTTTTGTTCTTTTTGAGACTCTATGAAACTTTCAGTCTTAATCATCTCTTCAACTTGTTTTGCTTTGTTGCCATGAGGGAAAAAGCAAACAATCTTTTTATCTACTGTCCAAGGCGTTGCATTCATACAAATTCTGCATTTATCACAGGTAACACCTTCTGACATTTCTCTACAAGCGGTTAGTTCCCAACCTCTATAAGAAATAGTTCCCTTAAAAGGTTTATATCTAATCATAGCTGGAGTATAACCTCTGCTATATGCTTGTTCTGCTTCTTCCATTGTTTCACAACTCGCCAGAACAGAGATCCAGCCCCAAGCTGATCTTGGGATGGTTTTCCAACTGTGAGTATATGTCCATACTGGAGGAGTATTCATCTTAGAAGATCGTCTTTTATAATTTTCGGCGGCATCGGCTAAAACTTTAGCTGCTCCTATAGTTCGACAGTCTCCAACAATATGTAGTCTTAAAGGTTTATTTGCTGGAAGCTTATCAATTTCTTTTGCTTCGGCCCGCGCAATATCAATAGGTCTTAGTCTATTTCTTTTAGAGGCTTCTCTATCTAATCGATTAGTAGTGAAGGCACAATGTCCTCCTTGCGCATAACATCCTTTGTTTAATAGCTTACAAGTCTTTGGACAAGAAGCGGTTGTTACATAAGTAACAGCAACATCTCCTACTTTACTGTTCTTACTATCTTGAACTGCAATTGCTAACTTATTCATTTTCTATCCTTTGTTATTCAATTCCTCTGTTTGATAAAACTTCTTCTTTAATTTTTTCTAGTGTTTTTGGAGTATCTTTAAGCCATTGTAATGTATTTGCTTTTCCTTGTCCTATGTTATTTTCTTCGTAAGAGAACCATGCTCCGGATTTCTTTATAATTCCATCTTCAACAGCTAAATCCAGTAGTTCTGAATCTTGATCAATTCCTTTACCAAAAATCAGATCAAACTCTGCTTCTTTAAATGGAGCAGATAATTTATTTTTTAAAACTTTTACTTTAGTCCTGTTCCCAACCACTTTATCTCCAAGCTTGACATCTCCTATCCTTCTAATTTCTAGTCGATGAGAGGCATAATATTTTAGAGCGTTTCCGCCAGTTCCAATATTGGGATTGCCATACATTACATTAATCTTACTTCTAAACTGGTTTAAGAATAGAATTGTAGTGTTTGTATTAGCGGCGGCTCCGGTAATCATTCTCATTGCTTGACTCATCATCCGCGCTTGACGTCCAACATGATTATCGATTATTTCTCCATCAAGCTCAGCTTTTGGGGTAAGAGCAGCAACCGAATCAATAACTATAAGGGCAACTTCTCCGGTCTCTGCTAACTTTTTGGCAATATCTAGTCCTTGTTCTCCGTAGTCAGGTTGAGAAAGAATCATTTTACTCAAATCCACACCAAGAGTCTGACAGTAAGACAAATCTAAGCTATGTTCTGCATCTATATAAGCAGCAATTTGTCCTTGCTTTTGGACATTTGCAACCGCATGCAATGCAGCTGTTGTTTTACCACTTTGTTCTTGTCCAATTATCTCTACAATTCTTCCTCTTCGATAACCGCCAATACCAAGAGCTAGATCTAAATTAATGGATCCCGTTTTAATAATATCTTCTGGTTGTATTTTCGGAACTTCATTAAAGGAAGTAGCTGCTCCTTCTCCATATATTTTATTAATTGTTTTTACGACTATGTCTAAAGTATCTTTTGTCATTTAGTTTCCTCAATAATTAAAAATGTATTTCTCTCCAAATAGATGTTGAATCTTCAGCTGTTATAGAAAGATTTTCTTTTTGATCAATGTTGTTCTTGTATAGATAGATCAATCTTTCTATATACCACTTTGCTTTTTCCAGGTCTTCGGCTCCTCCTTTATCTTTATATCTACAAATATATTTAATAATATTTGACTCGTGAGGACCAAGTTCTTGGTCTTCTATGAATTCTATAGGATGTATTTTGCCTTTATAATGGTTGTCTTTATTTCCGGGTGCAAATTTAAGGTGTTCTTTTAGATTCATTTAAACTCCTTTTTCTTAAATATTCTTTTTTCTTTTTGAGCTGTCGTCCAATTTCTTTTCTCTTTTCTATTCTCCACTTGGAGATATCAAATTCTTGTAACTGAGAGAGAAGATCTTGTAAAGTAATTTCTTTTATTGTTTTTACGACTTTATATTCAGTTGTTTCTGGAGTATATTTTTTACCACAGCAAGTGTATTTTTCTGATGCAAAAACACTCATATAAAGATTATGTTTTTTCTTACAGATTGGACAAATAAACTGAACTATATAATCATCATAGAAAATATAGTGATTATCTGAAAACAAAAAAGAATTAGCAGATAAAAGAATTTCTTTATCTTCTTCTTCAAGTTGGTCATTATCGATTTTTATTATTCCCAAAACAATATCTTGAATTGCTTTTTCAATTACTTCTTTCCAGAGGCTCGCAACAAAAATTCTTGTATTTACGTTTGAATGAGAAAATAAAATTAGGTTTCTTTCGATAGTATCATCATATTTTGGTCTCATCTTAACTCCTTGTCTTTTTTATTATATTAGAACTAGGAGCTAAGTCAATGTTATTAATTTTGTTTAGTTCTTATATTTCTAAAGAATCAATATGTTCATTTAGGGAAGGATTATCAAGTTCATGTTCATTTACAACTAACCATTTAGCAGCTTCTTCTTCTGAAATTTCTTCCCATGATGGACGAGAATCTTGATATTGAGAGGAATGATAAAGAACCCATTTCCCTTTCTTTGTCTTATAGAGAGTTTCGTGACTCCATTGAGAACATGTTGCTTTTGATATATTGTTGTTTCCATTCCAGTAGGTGTCTTCTTCAAAAACTGTTGCTTTGTCAATATCAAACCAAGTTCCATCATCTAAAGATTGTCTTTTCATTTCTTATCTCCTTCCTGTTGTTTATTTTGTTCTTCTAATTCTATTTGACTATAAGCACTTTCTTCATGAATGCTTCCAAAGCAAAAATCTTCTCCTCTTAGATAGGCAGTAAGCCAATTGGCAGCCCAAGGAAATCCGCCCAATAACCAAACAACACCACATGTAATGAAAGTTGGAATATAAATAGCATGAAACAATCCTACACATAGAGCAAAAACAGCAAGGACAAATGTAAATAACATATTTGCTTCAAATTGTTCTACATGGATTAGTTCATGATTTAAAGTTTTCTCTAGGTAATTATACCGTAGCCAGCCACCATGACCAAAAGTTGTTCCGTTCCATTCCTTGTACCAGGTTCTCATTGGCCATGAATCTTTCTTAAATTCACACCATAACCCATCTTCCCAAAATAATTTATCTCCCCAAAGAATATAAGAGAAGAAGATAATCAACCAAACAGTTAAGTCCCAAGGTAGACAAACAAAATATAAAAGTAATCTTTTCATCCTTCTTCTCCTATATATAGCTCGTAATCTAGTTCTAATGTTGGAATGAATTCTTCTTCGTCTTCTACTGCTGAATAGAATTGAATAGATACTCCTTTTAAATTAGAAGTGTCTAGTAGTTTAGCAGACCAATCAGAATAAAATACAATTGGGATTGGATCTTCTGTTATGATCATATAAACATTTTTTATCCAAAGCGCCGCTACAAAATGGCATTCTCTAAATTCTTTTTGACTAAATAAAACTGATTGTAAATATCTACTTACTTTTTGTCTCTTCTCTAATGAAATTTTATTCATTACTTTTCCTTATTATGTAAATAAATAACATTATCTTTTATTGGTTCTTCTTCAGTTTCTTCTATCCATACAACTATATCTAAACTTTTTAGAATATCAATAAGTAGTTCTTGTGCTCTTTCTTCAGAATCTACTACGAATTCTTTAGTTCTATTTTTACCGGCGGCAACCGAAACACCTACTTTGTAACTCATAACTCTTCCTTAATAAATACTTTATTATCTTTTATAACAATGTCAAAGATTTCATATTTTTGTAATTTATTATTCCATATATATAAACTTTTATATTTTTTACAGAACTTTAAAAATTCATCTAAAATTTCTTCTGGATTTTCTCCCCAGATAAAAGTTGGTATTCTAAATTTATTGTCTTTGTTAAAATAGATAGGGACTTTTGTATTAAATTCAACAACATAAGAGGTCCCGCCTAGAAAACTTTTAGTTGTTTCTAGTTTTAATTCTTTTAAATCTTTTTGTTTCATTTATTATTTCCTATAAAAATCCCATTGTCCCATATTATCTTTTCTATATGAGTATAATGATTAACCCAATAACACGAAGAATCTTGGAAGTAAAGTCTTTGGACTTCTATTTTCCAGTCATAGAGTGCAATTCTATATATATTTTCTCTTGTTTCATAATATATTCCTGGCTGAAGCAAACAACGGACAGAGCTTTTCTTGTTGTACCATATAAAATTAGAGTCTTTTTCCTTAAACTCCCAAAACTTTTTATTATGTCTTAGTTTAACTAACATTATTTACCTATTAATGACAGAGTTTATATTTATCCTCACAGCAAATATGACCTTTATATATCTTCCCATTTTTAACTGCTTTATAGGCATAGAAGTCTTCTTCACAATGATACCTGTTAAAAAGAATATTTCTTTCTAAAGAAATAACTCTATCGAATTTCCTTAATGGCCTAACATTGAAAACATAATGAGTCGGATCTTTTATTTCTAATGAATGAAAAGCCCATATCGGGTAAGAAAAAAGTCCTGTAAGAGAAATAGTGACAACAAGTATAATTATATATGCTAAAAAAACTCTGATATATTCTTTGAGTTTAAGTTTTCTTTTTGGTTTGGTATTATTTAAGTTATCTTTTACTAAAAACTCTTTTGCTTCCAGGGCTTTCTTTTTATACTTATCTAATCTTTTTACAAAGTTATCAATCTTTTTAACTGTATCTTCCATTACTCTACCTCGTTTATAGGCTCTGGAATCTCTTTACCTGTCTTGATTGCAGTTTCAAGCCAGGCTTGCAACGCATCATTGAGCATTTCAAGTGCGTCCTCCTTATTATTTCCAACCGTCATACACCCAGGTAGTTCTTCTATTTTTGCAAACCAGCTACCATCACTATCAAGGATCAATATCTTCGTATAAGGCAGATTCATGTAATATTTTGCATTTTTTTCATTCATTTTTATCTCTAATGTAGTCTAATATCTTAAGATATAGCTTAGTTCCATTAAAATTTAATTTATCAAGGTTGTCTGTAAATCTAAGTGTTTCTTCTTTTGAAAGTTGAGATAAACTACATATTTCATTATGGATTTTTTCTCTTATCTTATCTAATCCATAAATTCCTTTCCCAGAATACTTTAATATATCTTTTACTGAATAAATATATTCCCAACATTTTAGTTCTAGTTTGTCAACAGTCATTATTATCTCATTAGTGAAGAATCATATAAATATCGATCCTATCTTTTTTGTTTCTCTTCTGCTAGTTTATTTGCTTCTGACAAAGAAGAAATTACTATCTCATTTTCTTTGAAGGAATTATTAATAATAATCCGATTATGATAAGTAATATTAAGTATCTCTATTTCTTTTGCGAAATATCTTCTTTCTTCTTCGTATCTTACTTTTACTCTTCTTGTACCTCTTTGTTCGTAGATTGGTTTTGTTACTCTATAAGAACATATAATTATTTTATCTCCGATTTTATATTTGAAATTTGCAAGAGCTTTTTCTTTTTCTTCTTGATATTTCTTTTCTTGTTCTTGTTGTTGTATTTTTCTTTTCTCTACTGCTTCTGGTCGATTTGGACACTTTTCTAAATGATTAAGATAACCTTTTTCTGTCTTCCATTTTGGTTTTGGAAATCTTGGATCTCCGCAATTATATGGACATCTATAATATTTCATTTTCAATTCCTTATTTAAATATAAAGATCAGGAGCAACCCCCAAAATTTTCTCCACAATTAGTACAATAGTGACAGGTTCCGCTTTGTTGCATAAACCCGCCACATTCTGGACATACATTTTCATATGTTTGAATTCCTATTTCTTGTTTTTCTTCTTTTATTTTATCTAGAGGTAACTCTAGTTGTTTGTTTAGAAAATTATTTTCTAACCACTTAAATATATAATCTATAATAGAAGTACAGAATCTTATATCTTCGTTTTGAGTTATTCCATTTGGTTCAAATCGTTGACCTTTAAATTTATCTACTAGGTCTTTGAGTGGAACCCCATATTGCATAGCAATGGAAACCATTGTTGCAAAGGCATCTAGCATTCCAAGTACAAAACTTCCTTGCTTCGACGCGCGGATAAAAATTTCTCCTGGCTCGCCATTCTCGTATAAACCTACATGTAGGTATCCTTCAAATCCAGCAATATCTATTTTATGTCTTATAGTTTTAATAGACGCAGGAAGCTTATTGCGGGTTGGCTGATAAATTATCTTAGTTTCAACCTTTGTCTTTTCTTTCTTTGCTTTTTTATTAGCATCACTTAGTGGTTGTAATTCTTTAGAGCCGTCTCTATAGACCGTAATACCTTTTAATCCTAGCTCCCAGGCCATAATATATGCTCTCTCAATATCTTCCACAGTTGCCTCTGAAGGAAGATTCGTGGTCTTGCTCAACCCCATAGAGATAACTTTCTGTAGAGCAGCTGTCATTAAGAGATGATCCTTCCAATGAATCTCGTTAGCTGTTTTTAATACTTCTGGATCTTTTTCTTTATAAAGAGTGTTATATTTTTTTACACAATCAGGAACCCATTCTAGAGTACCACCACCAGATAATTGTTTTGTTTGTTTTAAAGCAAAGAGAGGTTCAATCCCAGTCCCACTAGAATCTACCATCATTCCTGTTGTTCCATTTGGAGCTAGTGAGGTTACTGTACAATTTCTAATTCCATGTGTAAAGATCTCATAATTATAATAGTCTTTAAGAACTTTATTATAAACATAGAGAGTTGAATCTCTTTCTTCTTCGAATCTTTTAAAAGGACCTAGTTTTTTAGATAAATTAATACTTTCTTTTGTACAAAGTTCCGTAATCATATAAATAATTCTTTGAGCAGCTTCTCTCCCCTTCTCTGAATTATAAGCAAGTCCTTTCTTGATTAGAAAACCAGCTAAATCTGTTGCTCCAATTCCTAATGGTCTTGTTTCAATTGCTTCTTTTTTAAATTCTTCTGTTGGATAATCTGCGTTTCCAATTAAGATATCCATTGCGGTTACAACTATATTACAATCTTTTTGTAAGAGACCTTCAAGAGTATATCCCTTATTGTCTACATATTTTGATAGATTAAAACAAAACAATTGACAACATCCCCAAGGGGGAAGGTAGACCTCTCCACAATTGTGAGCAACAAAACCTTCAATGATCCCCCAATGTTTATCTGTATCAATAGAGAAATCAAAAACTTCTTCTTCTCCATTATCTTCCATCTTTATTATTTTGCTTGAAAGATCGTCAAAAGACATTATCTGTTTACCTAGCAAATCGATTGCTTTACATTTAGAACCATCTTTTAAAATCCAAATATGATCTGGTGTGCATTTAAGGACATGTCCTTTTTCTGTTGTTAGTTTTATTGTATTTTTAATACCACTTGACCAAACTTTTCCTTTTGCTATTTGTCCATATCTGTTATTAATAGGGTTAATAAGATCAATCTCTTCTTTAAGAAGGGCTAATTCTTTAAATGATTTTGCTCCATTTTTAGTATAAAGCCTCATATCCCCAGTAAAACATGGATTTGAACATTCAATATCTCCAGTATTCTTTAATGGATTATAGACATTAATAGTATCGGAAAATTGTAATCCTGGATCTCCAGTATACCAAGCTTGAGTAGCGATTTTTCTAAATAAATCTTTTGCCTTAACTGTTTTTGCTATTTGTTTATTTCCTCTATTATAAAGATTCCAATCTAGATCTTCTTTTACTGCCTTCATAAACTCATCTGTAACAACAACTGAATGGTTAGCATTTTGGAAATCAACAGTAGAATAAGCTTCCTCTATTGGGATTCCAGCTTCAATTAAAGTTCTGGCTTTATTTTCTTCTTTGCTTTTGCATTCAATAAATTCTTCAATATCTGGATGATTAATATTCATTGCTACAAGGACTGCGGCGCGACGGCTGTTTGAAACAACAATGCCAGATCCAAAAACAGTATTATTATTTTCTGGCCAAATAACATAATTATGTCCAGAATTTTTTGTTTTATCATCTGCTGTAAGACAATCAACTTCTAAAGAATAAACTTCCGAAAACCCCAACTCTTCTATAGAAATAACCTCATGGTTATTTTCTCTTATTTCTTTATAAAAGTTTTCATAAGATCCAAAATGATTTTCTATTTTTTCAAGTTGTTTTTTGTTACTTACTCCGAGTTTTCCTATTTCTTTTTTTCTTGCTTTAAGATATCTATCAAAGGTAGAAAGATCATGTCCTTTGTTTATTAATATATAAGCTAAATTCATCATTCGTTTCTTTGTCGCAAAAGGCTGCATCTTTCTTGCACGAGAGGTTGTCATTTGTTTAGAATGAATTTCTTTAAGTTTTGCAACCTTGTCTTTATTTTGCCAAAATGGAGAAGTTCTGTGCATTGGGTTTTCTTCTCCGGATTTTCCAAAATATTGGTTTTGAAAAACATGAAGGCCTTTTTCTGCTAATTCTTTCCCATGGATAAAAGAATGCTCTTTAGGAGATAGAACCTGAAGGTTAGAAAGGTCATTATTATAGCTATTCCCGTCTATATGATGGATAACTTTATTCTTTATTTCTTTTTTTAAGATATCTCTGACTAGCATTCGATGAAATAAGTTTTTGCCTTTTTTATTATTTCGTAAATGGATTCTTATATATTTATGCATAAAATTATCAATTGAACATTGAAATAAACTCATTCCTTTTGATAGATCTTTTGCATAAATATAATCTTCAGAACCGTTTATTTTAATTGGGTGGTCTTTTGTTACAACAAAGGATCCTTTATCAGTAATAATTCTTACTAATTCTTTTTGAAATTCTTGCTTCCATGCTTTTCCTTTCTTTATTTTGTACTGACCAGAAGGAGGATCATAACTAATTACACAAAAATCTTTCTCTATTAATTTTGAGATTTCAATAGGTCCATTTTCCGTGTATACTTTTTGCCAAGGAGCAAGACATTTTCCGCCTGACTTTACAACACCCGCTGTTCGATCCCATGGCCTCATAAAAGAAACTGGTCCAGAGCTAGTTCCTTTATTAGATAATTTTTCTCCTTTAGCTCGTAATTTAGAGACATTAAACCCAACACCAGATCCAGATTTAAATATACGACCAGATCTAATATGATGAGTAGAAATATCTTCCATATTATCTTCAATTGTTGCAAGAAAGCAGGCAGAACTTTGACTTTTATTCTCTGGAACTCCAATATTTAGCCAAACCGGAGTATTAAAGGTACCTCTTTGATCAATAAGAATTTCTTTGAGTTTCTTTGCAAATTTAATATAGTCTGGGGCGTCATGTATAGAAGCTTCCCATATCGATAAGTCATTTTTTATAGAGTCGTTACTATAAAATTCTTTATCTTTAAAGTAATCTTGTTCAACCCCCCATTCTGTTATTTGGTTTACTACTCTATCTATAATTTGTAATACAGAGGTTTCTTTATCAGTAGCATATTTAGAGGCTACAATTTGGGCAGCTCTATCGCTCCAATCTTCTGGTACTTCAAAATTTTCTTTTCCACTAATAATATTTCCATCTTTATCTCTAATAGTTGCATCTACGATCTTGGTTTTAATTGTCAATGTATCACTCTCCTAAAGGTAGTAGTTTTTTAGTAGTTCTATTAGTACAAACAATATATAAATCTTCTCCTATTCTATATGTCGCGGCGAGCTGAGAAGAATCACATGATTGAATAGCTTGACCATAATTAAACCAGTATTTTTTATACATTCCAAGTAAATCAATTATTGAAATGAAAATAATAATTAGACTAATTGAAATCAATATAGAGTTAATGAAAGTTCTTTTCTTTTTACTCATTTAGTCTACTATTCTAACAAATTCTAATTTGGTACAAACTAATTCTTTAAGATTAAGTTCTTTGTTGTTATAATTATTCTCAATAGCGACAACATCTTCTCTCTTAACGCGAAATTTTGCGATTTTTTCAAAACAAGAACCACAATTAAATGTAGCTATTTCAAGAGAAGTATAAACATGAAATCCTTCATTAACAACCTTTCTGTCTAGTTCATCTTTAGTTAGTCCCGAAACCCTATCTATTTGATATACTTTCTGTTTTGAAAAATCCCAAATGAATTCAGGATGCCAGAGAGATCTATAAAAATCTTCATCATCCCATTTTCTCAGAACTTTATAAACATAGGCGAACTTTTTACGAGAACCAAACCAACGATTTAAATCTTTTTCGTTTTGGATTTGATCCGACTTAATACGCAAACACATTTTATTTCTCCTTTAATTTATTCTTTATTATTTTAGAGGTTTTCCAATGTTTATCTGTTTGTACATGTTTCTCTCTTACAAATTTAGCAACACTGTTTTTAAAATCAATATAACTAAAAGATCCTTTTAGTCTTACAACATATCCTTCGTCTTTATTAAGATCTAATTTATTAGTGAGATTTTTTATGTTTTCTTTTTTGAATTTTCCAATATACAAGACAGGAACAGGAGTAACTCCTAAAAGCTCAAACCATTCTAAAGTTTCATCCCATGACAAACAAATGTTCTTGTCATTCCAGATAGAAAAACCATAAAAATAAGAATCGAGATCTTCATAAAAAATAGAATGTTTTGCATATAGATTTTCTCCACAGATCCGCCATCTACTAGGAATATTGTTTTTGATTTGGTTCCAAAAGTTTTTTACCCAAGTTTGACTTGGATGAGTTTTGCTGTCTAGACTTCTTGCGTGCATATAAAAAGTGTAGTATTTTCTCCATCTAGTTTTTTAGATACAACAACTTCTTTATCTATAAAACAAGAAACATCTTTTAAAGATTTATCGTCATTAGTTTTGTCTTGTGACCAAGGTAAATGATAAGTTCTTGGATATTTTACAATATTGTTTTCAAATATCTTTTTCATATTCTTTTATTACTTTAATTGCATCAATTTTATAGAGAGATTCAAAATTAGATTTTTCTCTTTGCCGCGCAGAAAATATACTTTCTAAACTATATAGTTCCATTGCAGCTTTAAAGCTTGCTAGTTCAAATCCTGGTAGCTTTCTTGTAGAAGTATCAATTAGTTGATATAGAGCCCCTAGATAAAGAAGTTCTTTATCAGAGATTCCTTTCCCATCATCAAGAGCGTCTAGTATTTCTTTTGCTGTTCTATTCATTGTTCTTAACCTTTCTAATTTGAAGTTTAACTTCTTCTAAATTTGCTTCTAGTTTAGAAACTAGATATTCTCTTTCTTTTGGTCTTTTATATAAGTCAAAATGATAAGCCTTGCGAGTAAAATGATGATCATCAGGACATTTTATTTCAATTTCGTATTGAACAGGGTTTGTTTGAATAAAGAAAATTGCTTTTATAATCTTGGCCTCTGCGACAATAATATTACCAGAAAGATACCAAACCAGATCATCTTTTTTAAACATAAAACCTCACTTTTTACTTAAAAAGCAAAACGCTCAAAAAATTTTTTTACTAAATTCGCTCTATATAGGAATTTTTATTATCGAAATAAAGTTTTATAGTTTAGAGTGCAATTATGCTCTTTTTCTATTTTTTGTTTTTGTAATTCTAAAATAATTTTTAGAGAACACTGGAGTAACTCAATTGTTTCATCTATTGTTTTCTTTGATGGTTTTTTATTCCATTCTTTTAGAATCCAACCAGCTTTATCAAGTTCTGACCAGACACGGATTACCCACCTAGTAAGATTCTCTTCAAAACAATAATACAGTTCCATTTGTTTTTCCTTAATCCTCTAAAACCTTAACAAACGTTAACTTTCTACAAAAAGCTTCACGACAACTATTATCTACAGCAACTATATCTTTTTTTAAAACCTTAAATTTTACAATTATATCACTAGGATATTTCTTTCTTTTGGCTTCTTTGAGAGAAGTACATACATGAAGCCCCACACAAATCCTTCCTAAATCAAGTTCATCTTCGGTAACTTTATAAGATCTTTTTACTTGAAAGATCTTTTGTTTTCTAAAGTTCCATTTAAAAAACTCAAAGTATGGAGACTTATATACTATTGATTGGCCAAGGTTTCCAGGTAATTTAGTTGTTTTTCTTAGGAATTTATAGACATAAGCAAACTTTTTACGAGACCCAAACCAATGATCTAGGTCTTTTTTATTTTGGCTTTGATCTGGATTGATTAACAAACACATTTTTTACTCCTTATTTTTTATTTCTATAGTTAAGTCACCTTTTGTAATAATAATATCTCCTCCTCCTAGTATATTTTTAAGATTTGATAGATATTCTACTTCTTTCTCAGAGAGCTGTATTTGGCCTCCAAGGCCAATTTCTACATTCTCTTTACTTACTATCATCTTTGTCTCTTCTTCTGTCTTAATCCATTCTAGGGCTTCCTGGAGGGTTTCTAGAGTATCTCTTTTACATTCAGGATCAGAAATCATCTTTTGAAAGCTTCTTGCTTTAAAAATTTTATTCTCAACATCTTTTTTTATTTGATTATAGGCGCGGTTGCCAAAGACGACTAAAACGTCCTCTGGAAGAATCTCTCTTTCTTCGTAAAAAACATCCCATAGTATAATTTCTTTATCAATTTCTTTTTTAAACCACTCACAAATATCAGCTAGAAGTTTTTTTTGAGATTTACCTAAAGTAGGAAAGGCAAAAATTAACATTATTCAATTACCTTGACAAATTCTAATCTAGTACAAACTAATTCTTTAAAACGATATTTTTCTGAAATAAACGAACTATTTTGAATAGCAATAATATTTTCTTTTCTAACTTTAAATTTTACTATTACTGAGTTTGGCTCATTAGAGATCCATGATTTAGCTAATTTAAGACTAGTATAAACGTGAAAACCTTTGTTGATTTGTTCTGAAAGTAATTCGCTTTTAGTAAGTTTGAGATCTCTATCGACTTGAAATTCTTTCTGTTTTTCAAAGTCCCACTTAAAATTACCATAGAGAAGAGATCTGTAAAAAGACTCACATGACCATTTTCTTAATACCTTATAAACGTATGCGAATTTTTTTCTATTACCGAACCACTTCTTTAAGTCTTTCTCGTTTTGATCTTGATCTGGTTGAATCCATAAACACATTTCTTTTTCCTTTAATTTTCAATAACTTTAACAAATTCTAATTTGGTACATACAGCTTCTTCGAAGTTATATTTCTTTACTTTATAATTGTTTTCAATAGCAACAATATTTTCTTTTCTAACTCTGAATTTTACAACTACTTCATTAGAGTCTAGGTAAGGCTTCATAGATTCTAAATGAGTATATACATGAAGACCTATCTCTATACTTCTATTCTCTAGTTCTTCTTGAGTTGGCTTATGACTTCTCCTCACTTGAAAAACCTTTTGGTTATTAAAATCCCATTTATAATCTGGAAAACGAGGAGATCTGTAAAAATCTTCATTTGGCTTTTTTACTAATACTTTATAAACATAGGCAAAACCTTTATGAACTCCAAACCATTTATGATGAGACTTAAACCATCTTCTTAGGTCTTCTTCGTTCTCTTCTTGATCTGGTTTAATAAATAAACACATTTTCTTTTTCCTTTCTTTCTAATATTTACTATTTGTTACCAAGCAAGGATTCTAGGAATGGCAGCTTCCAGTAGAGTATAAATTACAAACATTTCATCAATAGAGATTGGAATTTTTACTTCATTTTTAACAGATCCTTGTTCTTTTTGGCTCATGTTCACCCAAAATGATTTCATTGTTTCATTTGGCCGCGAAATATTAAGAATTGTTACTAATTCTCCTTGAGGCTGCCCTTTACTAAGACCAGTATCATGTAATAGTATTAGATTTGATTCGTTTTTTGTCTTTAGAAAAGACAGAATCTTACCAATATCTGTAACTTTAAGAGCAAAAACAATTTTACTGTTTTCCCAGTCGTAATTATTTACTCCTATTGTTGGAGCTGCTTCTACAAATACGGCTCCTTCTGGTTTGTTGTTATTTCCGCTATTGACATATGCGGGCAAAAGGCCAAATCTGATTGCCCCAAACTTTCCTTTTATTCCCTTGTAAATCTTATATTGTAGCGGTCGTTGATTATTATTCATTTTCATTGTTCCTTTCTTGCCATAAATCTCTCATCCAAAGAGCTTGGGTCATAAGCGCATTTCCAATTGTTGGGTTTTTTGAATAAAGTAAAAGTACTTCTTCAGAAGACAATGTTCCTACATTTTCAAATGAAGAACCAATTGAGTATGTTAAAGTACATAGAAATTCTAAAATTTCTTTTTTACCGAAACTACTTAGTTTGTTAATTGTTTCTTCTAATAGTTGATAAGTTGGAATTATTTTGTTTGCACCATTCATGTAATATCCTATCTTCTTCACTAAATTCTGGTTCTTGTATTAAATGGTAGGGAATTGATTTATTACACCTTGTACACTCCCATTCAAAAACATATCCTTTTTTTGTTTTGGCGGCCACTGCAGTTAGATATAAAGGCTGTTTGCATTTTCTGCAAGTTGGCATTTTTGTTAATCTATAAGTAGATTGTGCATGGGCACATCGGCTCATTTTATTATCTCCTGATGGTTTTGTCTAATCCTGCAACTGCTTTTTTAAGAGATTCAATTGCTATTCTATTGTTATTAAGAGCGTTAAAAATTTCTTCTCTTGTTGATTCAACTTCTTCAAGAGAAGGATTTGTGTCAATACTTCTTTTAATCAAAGATAGTTGTTGTTCTATCGCGTCTAATCTTTCAGCTAAAGTTAACATAGTTTCTCATTCATAGTAGTATAAGCATATAAACTCGCAGCGTCAACAGAAAGTTTAAGCGAGTCTTCTGGAGAATATTTTTTTATAAAATTATAATAACAAAAATTTATATCAAATACATCTCCACAACCAGTTACATCTGCAATACCAGAAACTTTCTTTACTTTACACGTAAGTGACTTTTCGTCTTTTCTGTATAAAGTTGCTCCTTCTTTCCCCTTTGTTACAATTAACATTTTTGCTTCTGTCTGTTTAAGAATTTCTTGTGGATCTTCATTAATCTCCTTCTGTAGATTGTAAAATTCTTTTAAGTTAATTTTTATGACATCAATACCCACAAATTTTGATATAGATCCTCTACTATCAACGTAAGTAGAAACTCGTTTGTCTTCGCATAGTTTTATTATTTTTTTAACTAAGCTTCTATCTCTAAATAATCCTTTTCTATAATCTAGAAAAGCAACAACAGGAATATTCTCTCTAAGAATAAGATGTTCTAATTTTGGAATAATATTCTTTGTTTGAATTGATGTATTTGTAATTTCATCTGTATCTACTCTGATTAAATGATAATTTGATTCAACATCAAGATATCTGATCTTTTTTACATTCTCTGTTTGTCCCAAATTCTCTACCTTTATCTTTTTACTTAAGAGTAGATCTTTATATTCTTCTGAAACACAAGAAACTAATATAGACGGAATATTCTTCTTGATGGCATATGTCGCGGCTAGCCCTGCTCCTCCAGGAGATATAAGAGGTTCTTTCTCCAGTATTCTTGCTATTGGGACGGGAGCCTCCGGAGAAAGTTTTGGGGTTTGGACAAACCATGTTTCGTCAATTAGAAGATCTCCTAATATCGCCACTTTGGGTAAGTCTGAAGCTATCATTAATGTAATCCGTTGTGCTGACTTCTATAAAAACAGTATTTTCTTCTTGGCCCTCAGGACAATAGAATGTATGAGGAACCATCTTCTCTATACTAATACAATCAAACTTATTTTGCAATAAAGTTCTTGTTGTTTCACCAGTTGCTAGATTAACAGTCTCTACAATTAGTTGACCTTCAAGAAGAAAAAAACTTTCTGATTTTTCGGCATGAAAATGAAGAGACACTTGCATATCAGGATATAAGATCATTACTTTAGAGGTATAATCTTTATTAACCAAGATTAACTCATTTCCCCACTTCTTTGGTCTCTGTTCTGGTTGTTCTATTTGTTTTACATCTTTTAAATAATTAGCTTCGTATCTTTTCATTTTTTCCCTTAATCTTCTATAACCTTAACAAAGGTTAATTTGGTACAAACTGCTTGTTTGAAATTATCTTCTTTCCGATACCAACCATTTTCGATAGCAATGATGTCTTCTTTTTTAACACGAAATTTTATAATTGCCTCGGCTAAGCTACTACAGATATCTTTAGCTTCTTTTAAAGAAGTATATACATGGAGTCCCCAATCTATACTTTCGTTACCTAGTTCAAAGATAGTTGGTTTGAGGTCTCTATAGACTTCAAATACTTTTTCTTTAGAAAAATCCCAAATAAAATTATTATAATAATAAGATCGATAGAAACTTTCTTTTTTATTTTTTATTAGAATCTTGTAGACATAAGCAAATTTCTTTCTATTACCAAACCACTGATTTAGATCCCTATCGTTTTTTCCTTGATCTTTTTTAATATATAGGCACATATTCTTACTCCTTAGTCTTCTATGACCTTAACAAAAGTTAATTTCCTGCAGACTGCTTCTTTAAAGTTATATTCTGGGTTGTCATAATAATTTTCAACAGCAACAATATCTTTTTTCTCAACTCTGAATTTTACGATTGTGCTAAAAAAACCTTTAGATCTTTTAGCTTTTTCCAAACCAGTGTAGACATGAAGCCCTTTATTAATTTCTCTGTTTGTTAATTCTTCTTCAGTTGGTTCTGAATCTCTATTCACCTGAAAGACTTTTCCTTTTCTAAAATCCCAGATAAAACCGTTATGAAACCAAGATCTATAAAAATCTTCGTTTTGTTGTTTTTTTAAAACTTTGTAAACATAAGTAAATTTGGTTCTATTCCCAAACCACTTCTTTAGATCTCTTTCGTTTTCTTCTTGATCTAAGCTAATTAACAAACACATATTCTTACTTCTTAGTAAACAATTGGTTTATTCTTTCTTTTGCCAGATCCAAATTTATAGGTTCTTTTGGTATTAAATCATTATCTTTATATTTATTAGAAAGAGAATCTAATAAATAAGGAAGTTTTTGAAGAAATAGGTCTCTTATCTGAAGTGATGGTTCTACTGATTTTAGTTGGGCGATTACTCGAAGTCTAGTTTCTTGTTCTGATGGAATTTTTAATATAACTGGAAAAACATCTTGTTGAGATATTTTAATATATCTATTAATAAGTTTATTACATCCACTTGATTCTAAAATAAAGAGATGTTTTTTTTGTGCAGCCTTATTGATTGCTATTTTCAGGATAGTATCAATGGAAAGTTGGTGTTTATAATATAAGCTAGTATTAAATATTCCATTCTTTGTGATTTCAAGAGGAATATAAAAATCTTCTAATATATCCCAGCTGCTTATATCATCATGTTCTTTTTTAAGTTCTTTTATTAGAGTACTTTTTCCAGAACAGGGAGATCCAATCAAATGTACAATCATTTTTTCTCTCTTATACTAATACTCTATAAAGATTTATTACTAATTTAGAAATCTGATTTCTAATATCAAATTCTCCTTCTTCCTCTTTCTTTAACTCTTTAATCTCATCAAGGAATATTGCTTTTATTATATTTGATGTATAACTAGCTTTTTCTTTTAGTATTTTTTCTTCAATTTTATGAAGAGCTTGAGGATGTGAAAAATTTAGCCCTGAGAAGTCAAAAACATCTCCCCATTCAGGATTAACATTTGGTTCATATCTCTTTAGTTTATTAAAGATATATGCGGCTCTCCAGTCTAGGAAGCAATCTGATTGTGGAATATATTTCTTATATCGTAAAATTAGTTCTTGAAGAAAAGTAATAATCTCGGTAAGAGATTCGTCTTCATAAAGATGATCATAAAAACATGGAATTATATGATCCTCTGAAACTACTGAACCTCCGGTCCAAGAAACCCAACCTCTCAATTCTTGAAAGAAAATTGTAGAGGTAGAAGATGGATTAATCTCAATAGGAATATAGATTTTATCGTCAGTATATGGATCTAGAATTGTCTCTACAGAATCTAGATAGATACAGAAAAGTTCTAGCTTCTCTGATTCATATCCATAAATCCTTTTTCCATATGGATAGATTCCAAGAACATGTTGTCCAAGATTCTCTTCTAAAAGAAGATCTTGAGCTAAGTCACAATTCTCTTTCCATGTGTCTAAAGGCAATCCTAGATACATATCTTTCATTTTATCTCCTAGAAAGGTATATCGTCACCTAATATTTGAGGCTCTTTGTCTGGTTTTGTTTCTTCTTTTGTCATGGCATTATAATAAACTCTTACTTCTCCAGAAATATATTCTAAGAACTTAATAGCATCATCATTCTTTTTGGTATAAAAGAACAAAGTATTCTGCCAATTTCCTTTCGAGTCTTTTATTGATGGAGCGCTAACTTGAATAGTTCCATCATTATCGGCAAACAACTTCCAACCTGGAATTGTTACAGCAACATCTCCATCCTTACGGAAAGCGAAGTCGACCGAAGCAAAACCTCGAAGCTTACCAGATTCATGCTTCTTTATCTTTACATTCTTTACAAACATTTTTCCTCCTAATTTCCTAAATATATTTAGGATGTTAAAGTTTCTAGTTGACTGACAATCTCATCTAATTTTTGTTTATATTCTTCTTTGTCTTTATTATAATCTTTAATATAATTTTCTTTTCTCTCTATAGAACTTTCTAGATCTGCTTTTTTTCTCATTAAAAATCTTTTCTTTTTGGTAGGATCTAGTTTTATTTCATACTCTTTTTCTAGCTCTAGATGTGATTCATGATAATTCTTTTCTTTATTTACTAGTTTCTGCGCATAACTAATAGCTTCTTTTAATGTATTGCACGGCATAAAAGAAGTAGATGAACCAGATGCGTCATAATACTCTCCTAAACCAAAAGTAAACGTTCCGTCATCTCTACCAAAAATAGAAACCAATCGGAGTTCAGGATAGCCTTTACAAACTTCTTTCTCTTTCCAATCTTCTTTAGTTAGAATTTGAATACTATATCCGCCTTGCACTATATATTTATAAGTTCCTGTTAAATATCTGGTAAGCTTATTTAAGGCTTCTTTATTTAGGTTTTTAGAAGTTTTCTTAAGATAAGATAGCTTTTCTCTTACAACACTAGATTCTTTTGTTAAAATATTAGTTTCGCTTTCTAGATGCGCTTTTACTTGGTTATATCTATGTTGTAATTCCTTGATTCTTCTATCTTCCCAAGTTTCAATAGGTTCGTCAAGTAAGTTGTTTGCGACAAAGTTCTTACCTGAAGGAAATTCTTTCTCACCTGAAACTAGGATTTCTTGAACTATAAATTCAGTTTCATTGATTTGTGAAATAACTGCTACTTTTTTACCGTCTCTTAAATACTTTGTTTTCATTTCCTCTCCTTTTATTTCCTTACCACTCTGATATTTTTAACAGATCTACTAATTTATTATCTTCTACTAAAAACATAGTCTCCCAGTGTGTAGAAGATTTACCATTTACTGTTTTAATAGACCAATTATCTTTATTGTCTATATAAGCATCTACTATTTTTACTTTAGAATCATTTTTTTCTTTTTCTACATAAACCGGCTCTATACAAAAAACTATTCCGTCAAAAAGTTGATAATTATTCTTATTTATTGGAATATTATATATTTTTGGCGGCTCATGAAGAGAATGTCCAATTCCATGTCCTGCTATTGAAGCTACAATATCATAACCATAATCGTCTGGGACATAGTAGATTATCTGACTGATGTCTTTTGTTGTTTTAATATTTTTATGTCTACTTAGAAGCTTAATTGTATCTAATGGCGCGTTTACAAAAGATTGTTTTTGAGGATCTTTACAAACTGTAAAAGCTGCGTCAAAATGAAGACAACTAGGTTTATGAAAGATTCCTATATCTATAGAAATAATATCAGTATCTTTAAAAGTATATGGATCTTTTGATTCAATATCTGGAATTCCATGACCTATAGTATCATTAATAGAAAGACAGAATGGATATTTAAATTTTTCTCGATATTCATTTTCTTGCCATAAAAAACAATAATCCCATTCATTAACTCTGCTAGGAAGATCTATTAATAATTCTTCACTATTATTAATTTCTCTTGTAAGAATCTTATCTCTTAGTTCTTTAAGCATTTCTCCAAATAAAGGACCGTACTCTTTATACAACTTTATTTCTTCTTCTGTCTTCTTATTGGGTAATTTAATCATTTATAGAATCTCTTTCTTTACTAATCTTGCTAGTTCTTTTGTTTTCTTTATTCTTCTGTTTGCAAATCTAAAATTTGTTAAACATCTACCATTTTTAATAGCTCTTTTTGGCCCCGCGCCATATAAAGACAAAGGCCCTTTCCAACTATTTATAGTTTGCATAGAATCAACATCTATCTTACATTCTTGTATCATTGTTCCAAGCCAATGTATACCTAAAAATAAACCTAATTCAAAATCTTTTCTAACTTCTTCTCTAGAAAAACCCATTAAGGCTCTTCCCCAAGCCTGCATTAACCCAACCTCTCTTCTAGGTTTTTTACCAACTACTGTTGGGTTTACAGAAGATTCTCTATAAACAATGTAGGCAATTAATATATGAATGAGTTCATTTTTGGGTAATTCTACTCCTGTTATTTTAACTGTTTTACTATCTTTATTTTGAAACTCTTCTAAAATCTCAACAATAGTTTCAGCATAAAGTCGGAAATACATTCTTCTATCATCATCAGGCGAAGCACCAGCTTCATCGAAGATTACCGTCCATGTTTCTTCTATCTCTCTGATTTTCTTCTCTTTCTTAAGTTTCTTATAGTCTTCTTTAATAATAGGTATAATCTCATAATTGTTATAGATATTTCTTGTTGTATTGTTAAAGGTTTCTAATTTAATTTCCTGTGGAATTTGGGAATAACCAAAATATAAAAAAACTGCAGTAAGTGCAGTTGCTAAAAGAACTTTCACTTATATCACCTCTATATGTTATTTATTGAATTGTTTGAGAGTAGTTATCAATCCCTTGCGAGATTGCTTTTACTAGAATCTTTCTTTTTTCATCATTAATCATAAACTGAATATCATCTATATCATCATGAAACAAAGCCTCTAATAGAATAGAACTTCCTTTACAATTGTTTCTTAAGACAGAATATCTATGTTTGTCTATTTTTCTTACTGGAAGCCCCGTCTGTTCATGAATGCTTCTTGTTAGCATTTCAGAAAAAATTATGCCATTTGGCGCGGATTCCCAAAAAGAAACACATCCTGTTCCTCTTCCTGCATTCGTATGAAGACTAATAAAGATGTCAGCATTGTTTCTATTTGTAAAATCGGTTATCCATTTAGATTGAGACCAAAAAGTTTTTTTCCATTTGTTAGAACAGTCTTTACCTAACCAAAGAGCTGAATTTCTTTCATCTTCTCTAGTTAAAAGAATAGTATGTTTGTTTTTGAGTTCTTCTCTAATTTCTTTAGCTAAAATAAGAGTCCCTAAGTCTTCCCTATAATAACCTGGAAGAGAATCTTTAGGACTTGGCTTCATATCATTAAGGATCTCTATTTTACTATTGTTTGTGTTTATTAATGGTCTTGAATATTTGTTGTTTTTGTTAAGGCCGTGGCCTGGATTGATTACAATTGTAGACATAAGGCTATTTTATCATAATAAGAGGTTAAGGTCTTCTAGTCATCTATTACTTTTACGAATTCCAATTTAGTACAAACAAGCTCTGTAAGGTTAAAGCGCGGAGTACGATTATTTTGAATAGCAACAATGTCTTCTCTATTAACCCGAAACTTTACAACTATCTCAAATAAGTTACCACCACGGACCTCTTTGGCTGTTTTAAGAGAAGCATAAACATGAAAACCTTTTCCGATTTCGCCTATTTTTAGTTCATCTTTAGTTGGCTTGGCAGGTCTAATTACTTGATATATTTTGGTTTTATTGAAATCCCACTCGAAATTACTATACCAAACAGATTTATAAGAAGGTGTTTCTGGCCATGTTCGCAAGATCTTATAAACATAGGCAAATTTGGTTCTAGATCCGAACCATCTTTTAAGATCTTTTTCATTCCGATCTTGATCAGATTTAATAAATAAACACATTTTGTTTCTCCCTATTACTTACATATTTCTCTTAGTTCTTTCTTTACTCTTTTAGCAGTTTCTCCTCTCCAAGAACCTGCATTTGAAAGAAAATATAAAACTACACTTTTACCAGAATCTGCGTAATAGGAATCTTTAATATCATTTAGGCTAAACATTGCATTCAAATATGGTGCGGCGGCAAAATTAACTTTCTTCCAGTCGTTTCTGATTTCTCTCGCAATTTCATAAATTGGTCTACTCATTTTTCTCTCCTTTGTTTTTTATCTTGAAGATTTTCTTAATAATTTCCTCTATTATGAATTCTATTGGCCAAAAAACGAAAGAAATAACTATCATTGGCCAACATAGAAAGGGCAATAAGAAATTTGTAAAATCTTCTTCATTTAAAGAACTTTTGGTTCTTTCATGTTTAACTAATACACTAGCGATTATAGGTCCTAGTATTATTACAAGTACATAAACGAGAAATAAGATTCCAATAAACATAGTTTTTGTAATTTTTCCTTAATTGGTCTATTTATTTTTTCTCCTTCGTTTAAATCATTCATATGTTATTATTGTTTTTTCTACAGGAAAAACTTCTACAAATTCTGGATCGGAATATTCATATGCAGATTCGTCTTGGGTTTCTGTTGCTCCAACAGAATAATTATCCATAAAGTATTTTCCATCAGATAAACGTTTAACTATAATTTCATGAACAATAGACCAGCGTGTATTTTCAATTATAGTGTCTTCAATTGTTTCAAAATCTTTATTTTCTCTCCAGACAAGACTTCTTCCTTCTTCATTTGTCAAAACTAACTTTTCTCGTTGTCTATTCATTTTATAACTCCTTTTATTATTTATTGAATTACAATAATTACATGTCCAATAGTTCAAAATTACTGATATTATTAAGAAATTGGTTTTGTGTATTTTTCCATTCTTCATCTTTGGTTTGATTAAGTATAGTTATGTCTAGAGCATAAAGTCCACTCC